TTTGTACTATTGTCACTATTAGCAACTGTGGCAGCATTTAAAGTAGCACTGGTAGCGTCTATGGTTCCTGTGAAAGTAGGGTTCGCTAATGGAGCTTTTAATGCAATGGAGCTTGTTAAAGTTCCTGCTAAGTTAGGATCCTCTCCTAAAGCGGTTGCTATTTCTTTTAATGTATCTAATGTTGTGGGCGCATTATTAATTAAATCTCCTATGACAGCTTTAACGTAAGCAGTTGTTGCAACATTTGCGCTGTTATTGGTTGAAGCAACTGTTGGAGCGTTTACTGTACCTGTGAAAGTAGGGTCAGCTAATGGGGCTTTTAAATCAACGTCCGTTCGCAAACCGGCTTCTACACCCTTTGCGCGAGTCTCTTCGGCAGAAATAGCGGATGCGTTCGCGCTGACGTTCGTTTGCAAACCGGCTTCTACGCCCTTTGCGCGAGTTTCTTCAGCAGAAATTGCGGATGCGTTCGCGCTCACGCTCGTTTGCAAACCGGCTTCTGCAGCCAGAGCCCGAGATGTTTCAGCAGAAATTGCGGATGCGTTCGCGCTCACGCTCGTTTGCAAACCGGCTTCTGCAGCCAGAGCACGAGATGTTTCGGCAGAAATAGCGGATGCGTTCGCGCTCACGCTCGTTTGCAAACCGGCTTCTACGCCCTTTGCACGAGTTTCTTCAGCAGAAATTGCGGATGCGTTCGCGCTCACGCTCGTTTGCAAACCACCCTCTACACCTGTAGCCCGAGATGTTTCAGCAGAAATTGCGGATGCGTTCGCGCTGACGCTCGTCTGCAAACCGGCTTCTGCAGCCAGAGCACGAGATGTTTCGGCAGAAATAGCGGATGCGTTCGCACTGACGCTCGTTTGCAAACCGGCTTCTGCAGCCAGAGCACGAGATGTTTCGGCAGAAATAGCGGATGCGTTCGCGCTGACGCTCGTCTGCAAACCGGCTTCTACACCCATAGCGCGAGATTCTTCAGCAGAAATTGCGGTTTTAACAGCAGCATTAGTAGCAACGTTGGTAGTATTGTCAATAGCAACTGTTGTAGCTGTTAATGTTGCAGCATTTAAAGTAGCACCGGTAGCGTCTATGATTCCTGAGAATGTAGGGTTGGCTAATGGGGCTTTTAATGCAATGGAGCTTGTTAAAGCTCCCGATAAATTACCATTATTCCCTAAAGAATCTGCTATTTCTTTTAATGTATCTAATGTGTCGGGCGCCGAAGCAACTAAATCTCCTATAACTGCTTTAACATAGGCTGTTGTTGCAACATTTGTGCTGTTATTGGTTGAAGCAACCGTTGGAGCGTTTACTGTTCCCGAAAAAGTAGGGCTTGCTAAAGGCGCTTTTAAGTCTAATTGGGTAGTAACATAATCAACACGCGCTGCAGAATCAGCGTCGTTTGATGAAGGGATAGATACTTTTGTTAAACTAGTTGCGTCTAATGTAGTATCTGAAACAATGACGCCGTTTAAGAATAATGGTCTTGACATTCTATTATATATAATTATAAAATATATTTTTATAATTATTTTTTTTTGAATGTTGTTTTTATATATATATTTTTGAATATATTTTTGAATATATTTTTGAATATATTTTTTTTGAATTTTGTTTATAAATTTAATAAAAATATTAAACCCAATTATAAAGAGCAGTTGGATTTACATCTTCAACAGGACCATAACCATACGAATTTTTAATAGGACGCATTAAATACCATCCATTTCCAGCTGCATTATAACTTGCCGCCCAATGTAATGTTTGCGATGAACTAAAATCGAGAGTATCTTTTCTTTCTCCAATTGTTCCATTTGCATCACTCGCATAAACTTCATACTGTTTAAGAGCAATATTTTTGTTATTATCTATAAAAACATAATTCATTCCTTCAACCACGTTTATTGTGATGTCATTATTTGGTCCTCCAATAGTAAAACTGAAAGGAGCAACATCACTTCTTTTGGTAGGATGATTTGATTATAAACGACTTTCTACAGTAAAATTAGCATATGTATATGGTGATGTTTTACCATTTAGTGTATAATAAGCACGTATTTTATAAGTTGTTCCTATATCTAATTGTGGAGTTATATACCATTTGGACCAATTATTACCAAAATTATCATCGTCGTAAAGCATACCTACGGGCGCACTATATGTGGCGCCATTATCTGTTGATATTTGAAAGAGAGCAGTATTATTAATAGATCCATTAGAAGAAGCACCTGTTCTATATGTTCTTTCAGGATATAAAATATTACCATCTAATACTAAAGGATCTAAAAATACATCTAATAACATTACATTAGAATCAGATGAATTTACATCAACTTCGTTTTTAACAAACATTTTTATACTATCCCCATCTCTAATATATTCGCCTACAATAAATGAGGCAGTCATAGTACCGTCGCTGGTAGTTGATATGTTTGTTATTTCAACAGGATTTCTCCACAGTGATTCATCATCTACGTGATGTAAAACCCAGAAATATTTATAATCAGAATGATAATATAATGGATAAGACCACGTTAACACTACAGGTACATAACCTGAATTTAATTTAGTTGCGGATAATATAGTTGGTACGTTATTATTGAAATTATGTGCAGAAACGCTTGCAAAAGTTTGATTAAAATACATATATAAGTCGGAAACACGACAAGATACTAAATCGGTTATTGCTTTATGTTCCGTCATTGTTCCTATAATTGCCGCATCTGCGGCTTGTCTATTAGACACTTCAGTTTGAATAGCTGATGCGCGTGATTGCATTTCAGAAGAAATTGAATTATTAATAGTAGCAACCTCTCCTTGAACATAAGCTGTTGTCGCAACATTTGTGCTATTATTGGATGAAGCAACCGTTGGAGCGTTTACTGTTCCCGAAAAAGTAGGGCTTGCTAATGGGGCATAAACATCAGCTCCGCCAACTTGTAACTTTTTCCCTGGTGCTAAATTAATGTTTTCAGAAGAAACCCACGCGTTTGATACTTTTTCCCATTTAAGTGTTTTGTTGGTTGACCCTATTAATGTAATACCGCCATTGTTCGCCGTATCATCTGTTGGATTATCCGTTTTACCAAGGGTGATATTTATGTCATCAACTTCAAGTGTGGTTGAATTGATGGTTGTAGTGTCTCCCTCTACCGTTAACGTACCGGTAATTACAACGTCTTCATTGAATGTAACGTTATTTGTAAATGTACTTTGGTCGTTATAGACTCTGTTAAGTTGAATTGTATTAGGCATTTCTATATATTTACGCAATATTTTATTAAATATTTTATTAAATAATTTTTAAATGAAATATTGCGTAAATATTTCGTAAATACATACCATTGATTCTAAATAAATCATAGTAATACTTTATAGATTGTATTATCGAATATGAAATACTGGGAGGTCTGTATGAGTCGTCACGAGATGATATACTCAATGAAGTAAAAATGAGAAAAAAAGTGGTTTATACCCCCCGACAGGTTTCGATCCTGTGACCTCCGGCTTAGATGCGATAACCATCCCCAAATCAGACCCGCTTTTGAGGGCGTGTCAAAGAATTAGGAGACGGTGTTTTTCGGCGCACTTCCTCTGTGCTACAGGGGGTAAATGGGTTTTGCTACATTGTCGATATGTAGCCAACGGTTCAGTTTAGATTGTCGGAACTGGACACTACCGGCGAGGTGATTCGAACACCTGACCTCAGGGTTATGAGCCCTGCGCGCTGACCTCTGCGCCACGCCGATAAAGCGTGTTTGTGTTTGGATGCTTCTGTAAAGCAGCCGAAGTGTAATAATGCCGGCGGCTGGTTTCGATCCAGCGACCTCTCTGTTATGAGCAGATAACCATCCTCAAAACGGACCCTTGCGAGTCGAAGGAGTAGAGGACGGTGTTAAGCGCTCTTCCGCTGAGCTACGCCGGCGAGTGTGTGTGTGTGTGTGTGCTGTGTTTAACGTCGCTTAGCTATGACGAGATGAGTTGCTTCTGTAAAGCAGCCGAAGTGAAAATACCGGTAATGAGCATTGATCTCATATTTTGGAACCCAAGGTGAACCACGTGTTTGCCAGTTACACTATACCGGTGAAGAAGTGCTCCTGTTTTTCGTCGTGTGCGTGAGCTATGACGATTCGTTTCTGTAAAACGAACGAAAGTGTAATAATACGGAGGACAGGCTTTGATCCTGTGTCCTCGTGGTTATGAGCCACGCGCGCTAGCCGCTGCGCCACCCCCGTAACAGATGCTTGTTTAGCGTCACTAGCATTGACGACGCGTTTCTGTAAAACGTGCAAAGTGTAAGATACCGGCGGTATGAATCGAACATACGACCTCAGGGTTATGAGCCCTGCGCGCTAGCCGCTGCGCCACACCGGTGAATGTGTTGCTCCTGTTTAACGTCGCGTGAGCTATGACGGTTCGCTTCTTTAAAACGAACGAATTGTAATAATACCGGCGACCCGTTTCGATCAGGTGACCTGCGAGTTATGAGCCCGCCGCGCTAGCCGCTGCGCCACACCGGTGAAGGGGTTGCTTGTTTAGCGTCACTAGCATTGACGACGCGTTTCTTTAAAACGTGCAAAGTGTAAGATACCGGGAACTGGTTTTGATCCAGTGACCTACGGGTTATCAGCCCGTCGCGCTGCCTCTGCGCCATCCCGGTGAAGGGTTTGCTCCTGTTTTACGTCGCGTGAGCTATGACGGTTCGCTTCTTTAAAACGAACGAATTGTAATAATACCGGGGACAGGTCTCGATCCTGTGTCCTGCAAGTTATGAGCCTGCCGCGCTGCCTCTGTGCCACCCCGGTGAAGGGTTTTTGCTCCTGTTTTACGTCGCGTGAGCTATGACGGTTCGCTTCTTTAAAACGAACGAATTGTAAAATACCGGCGATACGTTTCGATCGTATGACCTCAGGGTTATGAGCCCTGCGCGCTTCCTCTGCGCCACGCCGGTAGTGTATATGATCTAGCAACATCTGATTGGATTGTGTGTTGTTGTTGTGTCGATGCGTTCTAGATTTATGAATTAGGTTGATTTCAATTTTTCGTTTTTATATAGAGGTCCAAAAAAAATGAAATACAGGGTACGGAGCTGAGAGCATAAATGAGGTCATAGTAAATAGAAAATTGATAATAATGCTCCCTCCACGGTTACCCTTGTACCTAATACTTTTTTCATATCAAATGCCGTAGGCCAGAGTGTTAACGGGGGGCGAAGCCCTCCATAAAAAAGGTGTTAGAACATATGTGCGTGCGTGTGTGTGTGTGTGTGTGTCTGTGTGTGTGTGTGGGCTTACCTCTTGCATTGTGTGGTGGTTCGTTCAAGGACCAGGACGATAGTAGCGCGTCGGGTGTAGATGGAGACAGCGTTGTCGCTCCTCGATTTTGCTTGTGAGAGCGCGGATTGCGTGCTTGTCGTCTATGATACCGACAAGGTGCTGGTAGTGTACGATTTGATCTCTCATTCGCTGGACTTTGAGGATGTCCCATTGGTTGCGTTGGCGGATGTTGATTTGGCGGGGGCGCTGGTATGCGGCAGTCATAGGATTCATTGCAAGTTCGTAGGGCTCCTCCTCAAGAGTGTGACAGTCTTTGAGCTTGCCGATGATGCAATCGCGAGGTGCGACGCGTGAGAATTTGGCGAAGACTTGCTCAATGAGTACCGGATTGAGATGAGGATTGACGGGAGATGTGCCAGTGGTGGACTCTACGTGGTCGACGAAATTCATATACATTGAGACGAGTTCGCGGTATTGGAGATCGGACCAGAACCAACGAGGGCGGAACGAATTGCTCGTGGCGGCGGGGGTTGCAGTGGCTTGGAAAATCGAGACAGAAGACATTGATGTAGTTGTTGCTCGTTTGTTTGCTGGGTGGGCTGCGATTGAGTTGTATGATGCGAACCATTTCAATTTTCTGAAAGGGAATATGTTCCTTGTATGGGATTTGTTAAATCAATAATGCCGTATGTGGGGTATGGTCCCCTGTAAAAAAATGTGTTAGTGATGATGAGACACATACATATGCAATGGTTACCTTTATTTGAATACTTACTTTGAATTTACGAGATTCTCCCGCGCTTGCCATTCATCGATCCATTCCTCAAACACGGAACACGCTTCTTCGGTCGTGATTTTCCAATCTGCAAGGGTCCAGGCAATTTCGTGGAAGCCTTTCTGCTGTTCATTTTCCGCGTCTATTTCTTCGAGATCGAGATTTCCACCAGCATCGCGAAACTCCTCAATCAAGGAACACGCTTGTTCCGGCGTGATTTTTCCACCCGCCAACATCTTGGCAATTTCGTTGAGGTTCGGTCGTTCTTGTTGTGTGCTCATTGTGTGTCTTCTGTTCACTACTATACAGTACTCCCTGCGAACCATTTCAATTTTCCGAATTTGATGTAGAGTGAAAAAAAGTGGAAGTGTTGGGAGGGCTGTGTGTGTGCGGACGCTCGGTTACTATGCCACTATGCGACTGGGCAATCTGGCAGAGGATATGTCTCAGCGTCCGCCCGGACAATCTATTTCCCCGATGGCGAGAAAATCTCCATATAAAGGAAATCGAGAAATGAGTGACAAATCGAGAAATGAGTTACGAAAACGGCGGGGAAATGCGGGGCGAGTGGTTATTCTAATATGATAGTCTTGGTTGCATCATCCCATAGACCAATCCCGCCGAAGTTTGTCGAGTCGAATGCACCCATCGTCTCTGGATCTATCCAAATCTTTGTACCTTGGTATGATTCCGTCCAAAACCTTCTTCCGTACACCACCTCTGTCGGGCGACGATGACATTTACGTGTCTGTTTCGTGGCAGTATTTGCAGCAGTTTTGGGCATAGTTGACGAGATGATTGTATTTACGAGTTAACGCCTATACACCACGCCACGCGTTCCGTTTCAATTTCCCGACCACTGTATATAAGGGAATCGAGAAATGAGTGACAAAACGAGAAATGGGTGATGAAAAAAAGGTGGTTTTCAGCTACTCTACCACCAAACTATGTCGCGTGTTGGGTCTTTCACCCTGGGGTTATTCACCCTGGATAGCGTGCCGGTGTGTTTGTGTGTGTGTGTGTGTGTCTGTATGTGCCAGTGCGTGCTTACTCCTCCTCGCTGAACTGGTCGATTTCGGTCTCCTCGTCGTCATCAAACTTGATGGTCTTGGCCGCGTCATCCCAGGTGCCGACACCTTCGCCGTTGCTTGCGTCATAGACCGCCAAGTTCTCGGGGTTCACCCAAATCTTGTTGCCTTCAAATGACTCCACCCACATTGTCATTCCTTCGACGTCTTCAGTGACGCGAGTCTTTTTCTTGAGGGCGCTTGCCTTCTTGGGAGCAGCGGGAGCTGTGACGGGGGAGGCGGCCTTCTTGGCGGGAGTAGCGGGGCTGGCGGCAATGGGTGTGATGATGTCTTCAGTCAGTTCTTGCTCCACAGATGAAGGCGCTGCGTCACTTGCCCTGCCAGATGCTGATGAGACGAGGTCCTGAATCAGTGATTCGTTGACTTCGACAGCGGGTTCTTTGGCTTTGGCGGGGCGGCCGCGCTTCTTGGGAGCTTCGGCGTCAGCGGCAGCATCGGCTGTCTTCTCGACCTTTTTGCGAGCCTGCTGTTGCTTCTGCTTCTTCTCACCGGTGGCTTTGGGGGCCTTGGCAGCGGCGGCGACAGTGACGGGCTCGTCGGTCTCCGTTTCTGTGTCGGAGTTGTCGGCATCACTGGCGTTGCGGCTGCTTGCCGGCGTGGTGTCAGTGGTTGCGACTTTGCCCTTGCCCTTGGTGGCGCGAGGAGACAAACTCTTGGGGCGTCCGCGCTGCTTCACCTCCTTCTCGAAATGTTCGTGAGGGATGGTGATGTCGTGCTTGGCTGCCTCCTCGTGGAATGCCTGTTCTGCTGCGTCAGCAAGGCCGAACTTGTCGATCACGTTTGCGAGACGGATGCACTTCTTGCCGTTGGGGGCAGTGTAGTCAAACACGCCGCACGCAGCACGCATCGCGACAGTTCCGAAAGGAGCACCTGCCTTCTCGCACGCGGGGCACATCAAACAGGTTTCGGTGTTGTCGGCGGTGCATTGGGCGAACAGCCCGTGGTACGAGCGAAGCGCTTGGCAACGGTCGGCGATGGCGACGCCGCACCAGGGAATGGGGATGCGAACCTCTTTCGGGGCTTTCACCTTGGGTTCCTTGGCGGGCTTTTCGGCATCAGCGAGGGCCTTGGCTGCTTTCGCTGCCTCCCTCTCGAGTTGTTTGGCCGCAGTTCGAGCTTCTTTTTCAGCCGCTTTCGCGGCTTCCTTTTCAGCTTTCAGGGCGGCTTTCTCCTCCTCGGTCATTGCGGCTTTGGGGGCCTTGGGTTCTTTGGCGGCTTTGGGGGCCTTTTCTTTGCGAGCGCGCTTGATGGGGTTGCCTTCAGCGTCCAGCTCAACAACGGGAACGGTCTTGGTCTTGGTCTTGGTCTTGGATTCGGGGTCTTGGGTCTTGACGCGTTTCTCGACGGTGATGGTTGGGTCGGGGATTTCAGCGTTGATGAGACGACGCAACAATTCGACATCGAAATCCTCACATTCGCGCGCGATCACGGCGAGGATGATGTCGATGAGTTTGTCACGGACTTGGGCAGTCACGTCGTTCGCCATCTTCGCGAAGCACCTTTCCACAATCTGGTTTGTTCCGAGAACAACGGCAAGAGTGTTGGAAGCATTGGAAAATTGAGTCTGGGCCATAGTTGATTGATTCGATGTAACTTGATGAGAGCACTGCATCCAACCTTGGGGATAGAATCCATTTCAATTTTCCGATTTTACACTGAACTCTAAAAAAAGTTCTGTAATTCATAAATCGTAAGCGGGCGTAGCCCGCGTGATGTCACACAACCTACAGTAAATCTTAATAAAAAAAGTATTAGAACATAGACACATACATATATTTGAATTACTTACCTTGAATTAACGCAAATCTCCCGCGCTTGCCGTTCATCGCCTTTTTCAAGGGTCGTTCGTCGGCTCCCCGTTGGCCCAGATGCCTTCGTATTTGGTTGTTGACAGGCCGTTGCCGCGGTATGATTTCACGATGCCCCAGCCGTTGGGCTTATCGTTCCGCCATTCGCCGTAGTATTCCATCCAGTTGACGATGGTTGCTGCGCTGTCTTTGTTGAGTACGTCGAAAGAGCCGTAGAAGTAGATTGGGGAGCGGAAGGTTCCGCGACCGGTGCGTTTGCCGAATCTGTCAAGGTTGCCAGTGTAACTGCTGCCGTCGGCGTATTTCGTCTGGTTTGTCCAAGTCCAGAAACCTTTGAAAGACGGTTCGACTTCGCCAGTGTACCACTTTCCGGCTCTGATTGCGGCGGTTGCTTCTGAGATTGTGGTTGCCATAGTTGATGCGTTTGTTGGGGTTTGCTTGGAGCTACTATACACTACTACCCTGCGAACCATTTCAATTTCCCGATTATACACTCAGGCCAAAAAATACACGGTGTTACTGTGTCACAGGGCATAAACTGGAAGAGGATATTGTTTGGCGTCCGCACGGACAATCTATTTCCCCGGATGGCGCGAAAACCCCTATATAGGAAATCGAGAAATGAGTCACAAATCAAGAAACCGGTTGTGATCTAATCACGCGGGAAATCATATGAAAAAAGTATTAGAATCATAGACACATACATAGTTTTGAATTACTTACCTGAATTTACGCGATTCTCCCGCGCTTGCCGTTTCACGCCTTTTAGGCGGAGGAGGTCCAGTGGTCGAATGCTCCGTCGGTTCCTGCTTGTCCGTTGATCCACGCTTCGCGTGCCGCTTGGTAGGGTGATCCGGTGGCAACCTCTTGCTTCGGGTTCGCTGCTCTGATTGCCGCAAGAGGGTCGCCGTATTTCGCCAGTTGGAGAGCTTGGAATGCGGCGCGCCTTTGTTCGCGGTCGGCTTTCTGGTCGGGGGTTTCTTTCGGGGCGAGGGCGCAGGCTTTGAAAAGCTTGGCCAGGTCTTTGTGTCTTTTGCTTTCGGTGTAGCTGGGCATTGGTTGCGTTGTAGTTGGTGTTGTCTGGGGGGGAACTGCTATACACTACCACCCTGCGAACCATTTCAATTTTCCGATTATACACTGTCAGCAAAAAAATATAGGGTGTCACCGCGCATTCTGGAAGAGGATATTTCTGCGTGCGGGCGAGTACGCCCCCGGATAATCTATTTCACCGTACGGTGGCGCGAAACCGCCATATATAGGAAATCGAGAAATGAGTCACAAATCAAGAAACCGGTTGTGATCTAATCACGCGGGAAATCATATGAAATCTGTGTAAAAAAGTTAGAATATATACACATACACTTACCTATTTTGAATTACTTACTTTGAATTAACGCAAATCTCCCGCGCTTGCCATTCATCGTCTTTTCCCATTCTACACTTTCCCCACCGACGGACACACACCTCCCACCAAATGTCTCTTGCTTCTCACACATCCACACTCTTCCATTCTCCCTTCTATCTTCTTCACGTGTCTATCATCAAACCACATCTTCACATACACACGACCACACATATACCCTGCCAGTCTTCCAAACCCAAACATCACATCACTCACCTCATCCTTCAACTCTTCCCAGCTTCGTGCCTCACACACCTCAACCACTTCATCCCAGATTTCATTCAATCTCAATCCCAGTTCACCAGCGTCGTTCCTCAAGCATCCACAATACTTCATTCCTCTACTTCTATCTTCAATGCTTCATCTCTTACACCTTGCAAACCATTTCAATTTCTTGATTTTACACTGAGGCAAAAAAAAGAGGTCTTACCCCGCCTCACTAGAGTCTGCTTACTTACCTCGCTCTTCAGTCTTCCGAGTCTTCCGCTTCTCCCTCGCCATACCTGCGGCACTCATCGCAGTACCAGAATCCGTTGCCGTCGGGGGTATCTTCCACGCAGTAGGCAAACCCGCAGATCCGCTGCCTCAATGTTCCGTCACAGAATGTCAGTTCCGCGTCGGGGTGGCTGCTCGTTGTCGTCGGCAGGCTCACGCACATCAGGATGCTTCGCTGGTAGTGCGTCAGGCTCAACGATGCTGTTGGCGCGTGAAACGCCAGTAAACTTGCACGCTCTTCGCTGCTCTTGGCCAGCGCCCATTGGTCGTCGAAGCTTGGGATGGCAGTCCACGCGGACGCTTTCCACCCGAGGTGCCATTCGCCCGTCGTCAAACTCACCACTTCGGCTGTCCTCGGCGTCATCGGTTCACGCGTTGCCATTGTCGTCGTCATTCTCGATCTTGATGTCTTTGTCTGCTTGTCACTGCATAATACTACTACCTTACAAACCATTTCAATTTCTTGATTTCACTGTGGCGCCAAAAAAATAGGTCTTACCCCGCCTACAAACCCCCGCTCTTCGGGCTTCTACTCGCTTCCACAATCGTAGCACAGCATTACCGTGTGTCCATACCCGTCTTCGGTCACCACCAGATCGCTCTTGTCTTCTAGCCCTTTAGAGCACCACTCACATAGCCCGTACTTGTAGTCGTCCCATTCAGGCACTTCGCTCGGCTCTTCGCTGGCACATATGCATCTGCATCTGCATCTGCTTACAGCGTCCGCCTGCGCCGTCCAATACTCACGCGTCTGCGTCTGTCCCATTGTCGTCGTCATTCTTGATGTCTTTGTCTGGTGTTCGCTGCCTTACACTACTACCTTGCGATCCATTTCAATTTTACGATCTCACCGTGGAGCCCACTTTTCCCCCATTTTGGGGGTTTTAGCCACTTTCGACACTTTCGCGCCATTGTGCCCTGTGGACGCCAACCACACAAACACACACAAACACACCCCACACCCCCTGCAAGCCCTTTATACACACCCTACTACACACCCACCCACATTTCAATTTTTCACGTCTTTTAGCCTATTTCAATTTTTTACCCCATTTATACGCCATTTTTCACCCTTGGGAGGGCTCCTTTTCACATACCGCACACTTACCTACCTCTCTTTTCACTACATACCTCTCTCCTTTTACTACCCCCTTTTACCACTTTTTACACACCACTCATCCACCAATAATCCAGGAGGAGGCCTTTACACAGGCCTTTACTACGCCTTTACACACGCCTATACCCCCACTGGAGGCCTTTACACAGGCTAATCCACGCTGGAGGCCTTTACACAGGCTAATCGGGGAGGAGGTCATTCTCGCATAGGAGGACTATACGGGCACTAATCGAGGGAGGAGGCCTTTATATACATTTTTTTTATTTAGGAGGTTCAATACATTTCATTCACTACCACTTTTACCGACTTTCTCTCTTTTTTTTTACACACATACATATATATACACTCTTTTACACTTTCTTTATGTCAGATACTGGTTCTAGAGTATCTGGAGAATCTTTACCCCTTTTATCTACAGAATCTAATCTTGAAGCATCTAAACCCCCTAAACCCCCTCAACCTGAAGCATCTGGACCCTTAGTACCTAAATTCACATTCAGTACGGACACACAGAAACAGATACAGCTTCTTTCTGCACTTTCTAACACAGGGGAGGATCTCACGGCACTTCTCAAACTTTTAAATTCTTTACCCATCTTTACGTCTAATGTTAACGACAAAAATTTAAAAAGACTACGTGATGTCGTTCTCACTACAGAACTATTAGAGAAGAGAACAGAAGCTGCAAATAAGAGAAAACAAGCTGCAGTAGCGAAAATCAATATGAAGACGGTACCAATAAAACGGGCTTATGAAAACGAACAGAAAATCCTACTGTCAAATGCACTTGGGGGAATTGAGCCTCCTACTTCTACTCCTATTTCTACTCCTAGACAGTCTCACGATTCGTCTCTCCAGTTAGAGGATGAGGCTCATTGACGACCACGCGCCAATTCAGAGGATGCAAGAGAAGCAGCAACAAGAGAAGCAGCAGCAAAAGCAGGAGAAGCCCCCAGACGATTGGCAGATATGTCAGAGCATGAGAAAAGAGCATTCCTTACCAGTGGCCAGATCTGGGGGTAAGGCGTATAATCCCATACTCTTTACTTTCGAAAAATTGAACCGAAAATATCGCTATAAACAATAGCAACACAATCGCTACATACGCATACTTTTAGACTATGTCGTCTTCCACGCCACTATATGGATACGGTGACCACGGTGACCAGGAGGCTAGTATTGTCAATAATCAACCCTTGCAAAATAACCACAAAAACAATATTAATAACAATTCACACGACAATGTAAAACTTCGCCTTTCTATGTCTTGCGAGGTTTTCTGGGATTATGAAACGGATGTACTTGTCAACCGTGCACTGTTTGATCCCAAGATTACAAACCGCTCTGACCAGGAGGCGTTTCAAGCATTGTCGCAATTCTTATGCTCTCAAATGAAGCGACATATCGAAGACGCTCTTATTTCTGAAGGGAGGCGTCATATGCTTCCAGAATTAGAGCAGGTATATCCGAAATTTCATATCCACGGACAGACAGTTCACGAAATCCTCTACCCCTATGACTCAACAAATTCCGATCATTGTCGCGGAGATGGAAAAATATTCATTTGCACGCATTGTTAATGTATGACATACCTATAGGGACATGGGTATGTATAGTGTATAGTAAAAAAGATTCACTTATTTCTTATATTTTCGCCTTTTTATCTTTCTCGTTTTTCTACGCCTTATATTTCTACTGTTTTTCCTAGTCCTTTTAATTTTATTTTTTCGGTTTTTATGTTTAGATTTGCTGCCACCCATATTACATATACTAGTATCCGCATCAATCAAATTTTTAATATGATCAACTGTTCCTTCATCTATACCATTTCTACACGCCATAACAATTACAATAGATTTGGGTGTTATCGTTCCATTTCTAGCGGCAATTTCTAACATTTTATCTAGAAGTATACCTTCGCTTGTATCACCACGTCTATACCTATCTTGAAGCAAAAATTTAGAAGGTATTAATTCGCCTGTTTCAAAACCCTGTATATAGTGTTTTAATGCGTCTCCCCTAATATATAATTTGTGTTTTTTTGATATGTAATCATGGTCTGATGTATAATCTGGATTTGTTTTACATTTTTTATCCAATTCTTCTATATCAGTAGCTAAGGTTGATAATTCATTTTTTTTTAATTCATAATTCGCCGGATCCTCTTTAATTTTACTACTGAATGTATATGCGCCTGACGGTATAAGTCCAAAATCTTCCGAAATGTCTACCAATTCAAATTTACCTCTACCGTTATCTACATATCTCCAAACCCCTTCTTTAACAAGTGCTTGTGCTCTTGGTAGAAATAATTTCATATTTGGTGTATGTCTTCTGGTTAATGGTGGATGTCCAGTAAATTTACACACCGAACTAATACTTCTATGTTTTATTTCTTCAATTGACAAACCACTTGAATCGGGTAATTCTCTTACACTACACATAGCTTCTAATATTTGACGACCAGTTTTATGTGTAGCATTCTTAATTTTTGTCGCCTCAATAACACCCCAAAACGCAGGGTTAAACAATTTATTACCTTGTGCGATTATAGTATTAAATGTTTGCCCAACTTCTGTGCTAAATGCAACAGCACATGGAGGTTCAAAGAAACAGGTACCTGTTAATATCGCGTGAGTATTAACTAAAATTACATCATTAAATCTACAATCGGCAAAATTCTCACATTGATCATCCATTATATATATATAAAATTGAAAATATTAAATATAAATATATATAATATTATAACATCTACAAGAACAAAAAATGTCGTCAAGCGCAGCCAGATACTTCCAGAATTCGCAATACCCCCAGTATCAACAGTATTATACCCCAATGATAAATGTCCCCACAACAAATCGTCTTCCCACGCAAGGAGAGATCGTTGCGTCAATGGAGCTCTTAATTGCACGAGTCAGTGAACTATCGTGCAAGATTGATCGCGTCGAATCGCGTGTAAATGATTGGGTGAATCTAGGTATAGCGGAGCGTATGACAATTGCCGAGAAAGGAATTACAGCCCTTAAAACGTGTCACAATGAACATAGTGCTAAGATACATACGAACGACGAGGATATAAACGATTTATTCGAGTATTTAAAAGAAGCGAAAGAACACACTCACGACAATGACAAATATATCGACAGGATTACAGATATATTATCAGAACATACATCGAAACTACGTCTAACCAAGCATCGGTCACACGACCTTGCCAAAAAATATGCCGAAATCGGGATACTCCGTAGGCGCGTTTCTAAATGCGAGGAATTTAACACCGAATTTGCCGAATGTTTCGAGGCACCTCTCCAGCTTAGGGGTGTTATTTCACAAATGAGCGACAAGGTGGATGAATGTGATAGGACGATTACGTATATGATTAAATATAGTGGCGAGATTGATGGTGGCTGCAGTAAACTTAATAATACAATACCAGAGTATTCTACATTTTGTGAGGGTTATGCGGAGTCAAGCACGAGTGAAATAGCTGCATCTACATTAGACGATTATTTCTCAAATTATGTGGATACTGAGCACATTAATCCGGCAACACCGATCAGGGACGAGGTCGATGATGTCCTCATTACAGCCACATCTGCCGCGGAATCTGATGACGAATTTGTGGAGTTATAATTTTGCACAAAGAGGGAGACGATGACATATAATGCGATGACATATTGAAATGTAATCGAATTATAATCGAATTATAGTTGGTTTATTTTTTATCGAGTAATGTTAATGCTTTAATGAGGATTAGTTCTTGATCGGATAATTTTTGGAAAATAAGAACATTATCGAATTTTACGACGACGGATTGTCTACGAACGTTTCTACATATAAGTATAACGCCATCATCATTTAATGCTGTTCTTACAAGAAATGCACCCTTGGTAAGTTGTATTTCAGCGGTTTCCACATTGAGTGGTATCCATCGTATATAGCGCCCTTCCTGGAGGCTGCTTATTTCATCTACATATCTATAGTCGGCAAGTCGTAAATGAAAATCTTTCAATTCTTCTTTCGACAATTGCAATTTTTGTAGAACATCATTTTTTTCTTGTTTAATTTTAGAAGCGGTTAAGCCCGCCACACCCGTATTGTTCTCGTTATCGAGAGCATAAAGCAATTCCTCAACATTTAAACTCATCGCGTTAACTCAATAGATTCTAACGAATATGCTACGTACGTACGTACTTGTATATATATGTAATATTTAAATTGTAAAAGAATAATATAAATGACAGATTCGCGATTTATGCATCAAATTACATATTCTTTAAGTAGGTTTAAAATATACTTATTTAAAGAAGCTTAAAGCCCACCATCGCCGTCGCCGGAGCCCATTTCGGGCATTTTCCAAAAGATCCCCAAAAAAGTGGTGTATACGAAATGCGAAAAAGTCGAAAACAAGCTCCCCCGTTTTTGGGACATAAATCGTATTTTCTTGGGGAGGTCATTTTCTGAAAGATGTCCCGAATTGGGTATTATTAATATATTTCAATATATATGTATTAAAAAAAGAGGATAAAAAGTAATTCGCCGGAATATGAAATCAAAAACATCCCTGAAAATAGCCATTCCCATATTATAAAAAAAAGACATTCCCCGTTTGCCACCCCATTTTCGCAAAATCGCCGCGATCATCCGATCGTGAGCATAATGGTCGCCACGTGACCACCTCGTTAAGAGTGCCTCCGCACCATAAAGGTAACCCCGCGAGGATTGGGAGGGCGGACGCCGAAGTGAATGAAGTGAATCATTTTTTTCAAAAGTATTTTGGATTTTTCAAAAAAGGACATTTATAAATGTCCTTTTTCCCAAAAAAGTTTTTAGATTTGAAAAAAACGATGCATACATCACTCAGAGCATAATGCTCACATTCACTTTTTTTAGTTAAAAATTTTGTTACGATAATTTTTTTCCCAAAAATCTTAAAATGTATATTGGGGTCAGAGGGTCAGCATTTTTGTTTACAAAAAAATGTCCAAAAATGCCAAAAAATGCCGGATTTTTTTAGTTGCGAAGCTTGTGATGTCAAATGCTCTAATAAGTATAAATATCACACTCGCTTCGCCAGACCTAAACCCAAAAAGTTTACAAAAGTTTACATTAGTTTACAAAAAACCGCCACAGCCAATAATGCTCTCACTTATGAATATTCTAAAAATAATTGTTACGATGATTTGGACGCATAAATAAATGTCCAATTTTTAATAGAAAAAAATGACACGACAATATCATCAGAGTTAAAAATATCAATAGTATGAGCAAAGACGATTTAATACTAAAGCTGTTAAAAGACAATGAGAGATCCATAAAATATTGAAATTTGTTAGCATAATGGTCGCCACGTGACCACAATACGAATTGCACACCGCTGCATAATGGTAATAAACCTCACCGTAAGATTGGGAGGGCGGACGCCGAAGTGAATGAAGTGAATGAAGTGAATGAAGTGAATGAAGTGAATGAAGTGAATGAAGTGAATGAAGTGAATGAAGTGAATGAAGTGAATGAAGTGAATGAAGTGAATGAAGTGAATGAAGTGAATCATTTTTTTCAAAAGTATTTTGGATTTTTCAAAAAAGGACATTTATAAATGTCCATTTTCCAAAAAAAGTTTTTAGATTTGAAAAAAACGATGCATATGTCGCTCAGAGCATAATGCTCACAATCACTTTTTTTAGTTGAAAAATTTGTTACGATAACTTTTCCCCCAAAATCTTAAAATATATATTAAAAGGGTTTAGGCAGTTTTTTGTATACTAATATAGTATACAAAAAATGCCAAAAAATGCCGTTTTTTTTATTTGCGAAGCTTGTCACTTCAAATGCTCTAAGGAGTCTAACTACCAAGCACACCTCGCCACACTGAAGCACCGAAAGTTTACAAAAGTTTACAACAAAAACACCGTGACTGATAATGCTCTCAGGTGTGAGTGTTCTAAAACATACACAACGCGTATGGGGCTTTGGAAGCATAAACAAAAATGTTCATTTGTGAAAGATAATAATGACACTGTTATATCGTCAGACTTAAAGGATATCCACGGTATAGACAAAGACGATTTAATATTAAAGCTTTTAAAAGACAATGAAGAGATTCGTCAAATCTTGAAAGATGTTATACCTAAAATGGGTAACAATACTATAATAAATAACAATAATACAACCAATAATTTCAATCTTAATTTCTTTTTGAATGAGCAGTGCAAAGATGCTCTCAATATATCAGAATTTGTAGATTCTCTGAAGATCACGTTTGAGGATTTATTATATTCGAAGAAGAATGGACTAGTCGAGGGGATAAGTAATGTGATGATACGAGGATTGAAGGAGTTGGATATATATAAGAGACCTATACACTGTACGGATAAGAAGAGGGAGACGATGTATATAAAGGATCAGGATAAATGGGAGAAGGACGATACACACGAGATAATGAAGAGTACGATAGAGATGATAGCGGATAAGGAGCGGACGGCATTACAAATATGGACAGATAATAATCCTGATTGGATAGAGACGGAGAAGAAACAGATCGAGTACCTTACGATGCTGCGTAGTATATCTGAGCCGATAGAGGATGAGGATAAAAATGGTAGAAAGATTATTCGAGCGGTGAGTCGTGAAGTTATAGTAGACAAGAAGGACTAGGAGGTTCATAAGGTTCAGAATGTGCAAGAAGATTGGGAGGGCTGGAAAACGCGACAAATGGCAATAGCGGGAGAAATTGTGAAATTCGCCCCAAAATGTTAATATTAATATTATTATCGTAATAATATTAATATTTCCTACAACATAGTACTTAACTACGCTTTATATATGCGCTTTATATATGCGCATTTTCTATTCTATTAAGTATACTTTTATATGATGCATAATCTTTATTTTTAAGATATTTATTCAACTTGTATACAATTTCATTCCTAGCGTGTTTGTCTGAAAATCGTGTATATAATTTTGCGATAATATTGTCAGGGTGTAGTGTTTCGCAAACCATATTATTAACGTTTATAACCGAATGTTTATCGAGTAATATATTATACAGGATCGATTTATCGTATGGGATTTTAGTAACATTTTTTATTTCTAATTTTACATCAGAAATCCGCATATTAATATGAAGATTATTAAGTGTAAATTTTTTTCCAGAATAGGAAATTAAATTAAGGAGCATAATATATTTATAGTATATTTTATAAATCTAAATATAATATAAATTTAAATATACTATAAATCTAAATATACTATAAATCTAAGTATAGCAATAGTGTGCGGGATGGTTTTAGAGGATTTTTGTTATTATAATATATTTGAGGGCGCGAGTAAGGCTCCACCAGACGAAATAGTGTATCAGAGGATGGAAGAGTCATTATCATCGCCAATAAAGCGAACAAATAGTGGGGAGTTATATTATGATACGGTATATAGTCCACGTTTACCGTATACGACTGTGAGAACGTATGACGATTATGTCGCGTATAATGATGTAATAAAGCAGCATAAGATGTTAAACGATAAGAAGGAGATGAGCGAGAATCGTCTGCTATTTTTTCTAAGGGAGATGTTTTGTTGTAGATAGATAGATAGTTAGGCGACGAAATAAATGACAAGGATTATATTTTTAATTTTCTATATTCTCGAACGAATAAGATGTATAGGTATGTACCTACAAGAATACCAAGAATATCTAAAGCGGGGTGTTCGATTAATTCCCCTAATAGCCGTTTATTATATTTCTTAATATAAGTAGTCATAACTAAAGCAACTGATGCAGATAAAGCTCCAACCATTATGTCGCTATTATTGGCTGTTAAGCCGATTTTTTCGAAAATATTCGACATTCCCTCGTTAAGGAAAATGCCAAAGAAGAGGGCATCTGCAAACCCGAATAGTATGAAGGTAGTAACAGATATTAGTAAGATTTGAACGTGGATGTTTTTCATATTGGTGGTATATATTATATGTGTGATATTTTATATTTAAGCTAAAACTACTTAAATATAAATACGTATATTTTATTTGGGCACTACGGCATAACGAGAGAACAACCTACCACGATGACCAAGGGCCACTCCCTAGTGCACTATTAGCTGCTTCCGGTTCTTGAAACATATCATCCATACCAGGTGTAGCGGCCCCGACCATAGGAGTCGATGTGTTGGCATACATTGAGTTAAAATTCTGGACTGGCTGTTGCATCATATTGCCACCGCCACCGCCACCGCCACCGCCACCGTAACCGGACATTGACGGACCCTGGACAGGAAGAGGTGGAGGTACAGCGTATTGCTGAGACATTTGCGGATTTAATGTGGCTTGTTGTGACGACTGCTGTCCTGCAGCGGCCCCATTTTTGCCCTTTGCTTTGCTGCCAGCTTTACCTTTCGTGCCAGAAACACTGCCTACTTCTAAATTATACTCTCCTGATTCAGAAGAAAACATATCAAATTTCTTGGGAACTACTCCAAGTTTTGCGGCGATCCAATCATCTACGGTGAACCAGTTGTCAAACCTGTATAATAGAATGGAAGTTCTTTCACGAAACCCTGCGCGACTAATCAACATAAATATTACAAAAATAAGGATAACATTTGTTAAATTAATAACCTCATAATATTTACCGCTAAATGTTGGGATAAAATTAATTATTCTATCGATGAAGAATATACCTACAATCATAAAAATAAGTTCAACAAAGGTTAAGGTGAATAAATATAGAGACGAGTCTTCGTGTGTAATACTCGGAAAATACTTCTTTGTATAATAAAGAAATAACATAATAGGCAATATTGATAATGCAGTATATTGCATAACATTTAACAAATCTTCCTGTTTAAATTTCGATAATTTGAATACATATGAAAAGAATCCCTGATTTGTTACTGGTTTTATACTATCATCCATAGTTTATATATGAATTATATTAAGAAATTAAAATAAAATAAAAATAATTTATTCATAGGAATGCAGAATATAATAAAGATATTTATATTTTGTTTATTATAAATACAAAATGTTAAAAAGACTTGCTAAATCAAATATGGTTCCCATATATTTGGAAGATAATGGAACAGGTAAATGTCAATGTCAATATCACGAAGAGTACCAATATTTAAATCTTATTCACGACGTATTGGAGGAGGGAGTTATGGAGGCGGGGCGAAATGGGATTACTAAATCTATTTTCGGGAGTGCTATGATATTCTCTTTATCCGGGGGAGTTATTCCTATATTAACCACCAAACGAACAGCTTGGAAAACGTGTATTCGAGAGTTGTTATGGTTTATTCGCGGAGATACAAATAATGCCCATCTTCAAGCCGAAGGTGTTCGTATATGGGATGACAACGGGTCGCGTGAATTTCTAGACAGTAGAAATCTTTTTAATAATAAGGAGGGCGATTTGGGACCGGTATATGGTCATCAATGGCGTCATTTTAATGCAGAGTACGATACGTGCGACACCGATTATAGTGGGAAAGGTGTAGATCAATTGACACAAATTATAGAATTGCTAAAGAATCCGGCAACAAGAACGAGTAGAAGGATGATAATGAGTGCGTGGAACCCGTGTCAATTAGACGATATGGCGCTTCCACCGTGTCATATAATGTGTCAATTTAATGTAAGCGAAGGCAATAAATTATCGTGTTCTCTTTATCAGCGAAGTGGAGATATAGGGCTAGGAGTCCCATTTAATATCGCAAGTTATGCTACACTTACGCATTTATTAGCGAAACATTGCGGACTTGAGGCACACGAATTTGTATATTTTTTAGGGAATGCGCATATATATGAGGAACATATTGAGCCACTAAAGGAACAGTTGAGGCGCGAGCCGTATGAATTTCCTACAATTGAAATATGCACGACCCGGGATAATATCGATAATTATGTAATTGACGATTTTAGAATAAAAGATTACAAATGCCACGAAACAATAAAAATGAAAATGGTGGCGTAGTGTATATACGACGGATGTAGGAAATACAAATAAGAATACAAATAAGAATAGGAATATAAACAATGATCAAAATTGTATATGTTAAATAGTATGTTTGCGTATAAAAAGGTTTAAAATACTATTATTAAGAAATATATACAAATTATTAAATGAGTAATAATGCTTCTTTATCGGCTGCTAAGAGAAGGCGTGGCGGAGGCCCACCTCCTTCTCCATTATTGTCTAATCCACCAGGTCAGGGTGGTGGTGGAGGTGGTGGAGGCGGTGGTGGAAATTTACCCCCTGGATTGCCCCCCAATTTCCGTCAACTTCCTCCCCAAGTTCAGCAACAAATGTTGAGACAAATGCAGCAGCGAGGTCCTCCTCCTCCTTCTTCTCAACCGCATAATCCCGGTATTGCTCCATCTCCGAGAACAAACATACACGTCCAAGCCCACGCACCTACTACTCCTGTTCATTTAAACAAACCGATGTCTAACCCGCCAAATGCGATGGGCGGTTCTAATGGACCATATTCTGTAAATTCTGTTATACACAATCGTGCTACTGTAGAGGTTTCTGGTCTTCATATCAGGGACTTGCCAATGACGTCTACCGGCTTGCCTTGTCTTCCATCCGGGGCTCCTTTACCACCGAATGTATTGTTTAAGTTACACCACGACGAGTTGTTAAATCAGGATGCCACATTAAACGAATATTCGAATAGGTTGCAAATGTTGACGAATCGAGTAGATAGAATAGATAAAGCCGGCGACGGCGAAGGTGGTGATACAGCGATGTCAACTACAGACATCTCATATGAGAGTATTATAGAAGATGGTAATTTTATAAGCAAAGTTGTTGATAATATATTGACAAATACGAATTTGTCAGATATTATAAATCAGATTGAGCCGTTACAGAAAGAAAATGAAGCATTGCGAGTTCTTCTTAATTCACAGCAGAAAACATTAAACGAATTGTCCGGACTTGTAATGAAACTTTTAACTAAGGGGGTACCTGAATGTACACCAATTAACACTGATAATAATGAATATCTTACTTATGATGCTAATAATATCGCTGATTCTATGGTTGAATATAATGCAAACGATATCGTTGGTGCTGATGGCACTGATTGTGTCGGCGGCGTCTACAGCGCAGATGGTATAGATGGAATGGATGATGTCAGCGCCGCCGCCGCCGCCGAAGGATCGCCTGATGGCAAATTGTAAAACACGTTAAACGCCAATCACGGGAGATTATAGTAAAATAGACCTAAAAATAAAAGGAAAGAAAATAAATATGAATCCATCGTGATAACATAAAATAATATAGTTATTTTATGTCATATGCAACGCAATCAAATACAATCCAATACAATGAGTATAATTTTGTAAATATTAGTATAAAAATAAATTAGTATTAAGTAATATATTTTAAATGAAGGAAGTAATTGCTGTATTGGTTTTTTGTCTTGTATTATTTATTTATTTACACGTATTTTTTCATCTAAAGAAGTGTGATGATTTAGAGGTATATGAGATATGCGATCCATCAAAAGAGAAATTAGAAGAGATATGTGATATTCGACAACCGGTGGTAACTTATTTTTCAAATGAAAATTTAATGGAGAATTGTAATTTTAATTCAATAAAAACGAATTATGGAGCATTCGATATAAAAATACGGAATGTAAAGGAACACGACGACGAAACTGAATTATATGTTCCTTTAGCGATAAACGACTCTATAGAATTATTTAAGAAAGACAAAGATTCAAAATATTTGAGCGAGAGAAATTCAGATTTTATTGAAGAATCAGGGCTTATAAAGCATTATAGACATAATGATATGTTTTTAAGACCATCTATGGTATCATCGTGCACATATGATATAATGTTTGCATCATTAAATACCGAAACACCCCTCCGATATGAGGTAAATTATAGGAATTATTATTTGGTTACACACGGCAAGGTGATAATGCGTGTATTTCCACCGAAATCTACTAAATATTTATATGCGACAACAGACTATGACAATTTCGAATTTATATCACCGGTCAATCCGTGGAATGTGCAGGCGCATTATAGAGCAGATTTCGATAAATTGAGGAGTATGGATATTACGCTTATACCGGGGCAGATGGTGCATATACCAGCGTATTGGTGGTATAGTATTCGGTTCGTAAAGTCTAATACGTCGATTTGTTCTTTCAAGTACAAAACATATATGAGCACATTAGCGATAAGTAATCATTTATTTATGCGTTTATTACAGAGGCAAAATACGAAGCGTGTTATTGCCAATAAAATGGATTTAAAGATGAACAAATTGGATTCTGAAACTGCACCGATGTTAGATGAAAAGGACAAGGACAAGGACAAGGACAAGGACAAGGAAAACGCCAATAATGCAACGGAAGTGAATATTGATATAAAGGCAATAAGTGTATCGGCAATGACACACGCACAAGTACCGGTGGCTACAAACGACACGGAAGTGACAAAAATCGAATTATAGTTACAGTTACAGTTACAGTAAACTTTCTATATTTCGAATGGAGTAAGATTTGTATGTAAGCCTATTTCGAGGAGGTCAATAAATTTGCGAATATTGAGTTTTTTGACATTGACGCGATGTTTGGGGTTAATGAGAACGAGCTGGAATGCGTCCCGAAAGTGATATGGTATATGGTGGAGGTATTTAGGACTAACATATTTCTCGAAGTCGAAGAAGTCGCCCGGGTATTCGGTATAAAGATTATAACAATTTCTAAAAACTATAATAGTGAAAAATAGGAATGCTATAGACCATAAATCGTTATTTTTATGATTTTTTGTCCATTCATATGAACATTCATCATCATTATTTACATTTAATGTTGCGGGGTGGCAAAATGGTTTAGTTCCTCCGGTTCCTTCTGATACGGCGTGTATACCGGATAATCCGAAGTCTATAATAAACGGTATATTTGTCGTGTTTTGTATTAAAATATTGCCGGGTTTTATATCACCGTGAACGAAGTGTTTTGAGTGCATGAATAATACAGATTTACAAACATTAATACAAATAGTGACGTAATTATTAATCGGCAAAATTTTATTAGCGCGAATCTTCATCCAGTCGTATATAGTAAGGGAATCGGTAATACGTGGTTGTATACTGAAATTCATATGGCGTCCTTTTTTGAATTCATATAGTTTAACGATATAAGGCAATACAAGATTATGCGGTTTTAATATACCTTTGCCTACAAAACTCATAGCGAATAGTTCGCATTTAAATGCCTCGGGTGATGTGTCGATTTTAATGATTAAATCTGATGTTTTAAATACTCCGCAGCGTATTCCTTTGGTCATAGAATCACTGTTGTATATTTTTATAGAGCGAAGATTCATCAGAAAGTTATTGTCTTTATAAATAATACCATCGACAGTTTTGCGAAGGGAGTCAATCTCGCTACTTGATATTATAGATTCAAGTGCTTCTTCATATTCAAGTTGGTCGGTATAATAATCACACATTTTAGAATTAAATGATGATGTGGTTGAATTATAGTAAGAGGTGACGGTGTCGTCGATTATAGAGTCAATAACATAAGAAACCTCTAAATCTATGGTACAATCGTCATTAGAATTTTTATATAATTCAAGAGTGTGGGGATGTTTTATATGCGTGGGTGACGATTGAACGCGAGGTATGTCACCGGGAGGGCGAGGAGTATCTATGCAAGGCGATGATTTTGTAAGTAGCGGTTGTGTATCCGATGTATGTACATCGTCGATACTAATAATATTCACTTCACTGTCGGTATCGGCGCGGACTTCGTCGTCGGTTTGTGGAACTGAGGAGGCACTGAAGGTACTGAAGGTACTGAAGGTAGATGTTGTATTCATTATATATTCTAATTTATTTTTAAAAATGGCGGTGATTCTTTTCATATAAGTAGTTGAGTAATTAAGTAGTTAAATAGTGAGTAATAAAGGTATGACAGGTGCTTGTATTTACGTTTGACTATAATAATATGACGAAATATATTTATATTAGTGTTATAAATATATTATGATGGCGAGCTATCAGGCACAATAACCAAACGTAGATTCTTCACAGAATTCAATATATAGGAAACCGTCTTCATCGCAATGTTCGCTATATATATCACCGATGACGCTTACAATGGGAAATAATTTATTGTTAACAAAAAAGAATAGAGCGGTGGATGGTTGGATTTTAAGTTTATCGCGAATAATTTTTATAAATTGTCCCATACATATATCATAAGGTACTAAATATTTGATTTTATGCGCCGCTTCGTGATATGAATGATAGCTGGCGGAAGAGGTGGACATTTCGACGATAACAGGAATGCGGTTAGGGTACATAGATAACATTTTTGCGGACTTTTGTTTACGTTCATCTAGAGGTGTATTCTTTTTATAAGTGGATGGCATTTACTGATATATATGTGGTTATATAACAATATATTTTATTATATTTATGTTATATTTACAGAATATAAAAATATGCAAATATGCAACGAACGAACTAAATATTGAAAATTTTCATTGTATCTTTTTTGTATTGTTTTTTAAGGTTTTTAAGAATATGTAGGAGAAGGTATTTATGATTACCTTTAATGAAGTGTATACTATTTTCAATATCTTTAATACGACTATTTAATTTAATCATAGATTGAATAATGTTATATTTAGAGGTTGAATCATTGTTAGAGTGGCGTGGAAGTTTATCATCATAGTCGTCGGTCTCTTTGGCATCTTCTTCGCGCAAACGGCGTTCGATGCGTTCGAGATGACGAACTAAAATTTCATAGTGGCGTATAAGATCGAGGCGCGCGGTTAGAACGGTTCTATAGAGATTATTGTTGTCGCGTTGTTCTTTATAAAACTTCACATTTTCTAGTAAATGCGCGACTTGCTTGTCGGAAATGCCCTGGGAATATTTAATATTATTGATAACGATTTTTATATCTATTGATGGATGTGTGGGTATCGTTGTCGACACAGGCGGACGCGCAATGGTTGTGCTAACAGGAACACTTGTAACAATAGGTACACTACTCGTCAACACAGGCGAGTGCACTGTGGTTGTGCTAATAGGTACACTACTCGTCAACGCAGGCGGACGCTGAACAGTTGATGTTGAAGCAGGCAGGTGCGTACGCACCGGCGCGTGTATCGTTGTCGACACAGGCGGATGCACTGCGGTTGTGCTAACAGGAACACTTGTAACAATAGGTACACTACTCGTCAACACAGGCGGGTGCACTGTGGTTGTGCTAATAGGTACACTTGTAACAATAGGTACACTACTCGTCAACACAGGCGGATGCACTGCGGTTGTGCTAACAGGAACACTTGTAACAATAGGTACACTACTCGTCAACACAGGCGGATGCACTGCGGTTGTGCTAACAGGAACACTTGTAACAATAGGTACACTACTCGTCAACACAGGCGGATGCACTGTGGTTGTGCTAACAGGAACACTTGTAACAATAGGTACACTACTCGTCAACACAGGCGGATGCACTGCGGTTGTGCTAACAGGAACACTTGTAACAATAGGTACACTACTCGTCAACACAGGCAGGTGCACTGTGGTTGTGCTAATAGGTACACTTGTAACAATAGGTACACTACTCGTCAACACAGGCGGATGCACTGCGGTTGTGCTAACAGGAACACTTGTAACAATAGGTACACTACTCGTCAACACAGGCGGATGCACTGTGGTTGTGCTAACAGGAACACTTGTAACAATAGGTACACTACTCGTCAACACAGGCAGGTGCGTACGCACTGGCGCGTGTATCGTTGTCGACACAGGCGGATGCACTGTGGTTGTGCTAACAGGAACACTACTCGTCAACACAGGCGGATGCACTGCGGTTGTGCTAACAGGAACACTTGTAACAATAGGTACACTACTCGTCAACACAGGCAGGTGCGTACGCACTGGCGCGTGTATCGTTGTCGACACAAGCGGACGCGCAATGGTTGTGGTAACAGGAACACTTGTAACAATAGGTACACTACTCGTCAACACAGGCAGATGCGTACGCGCTGGCGCGTGTATCGTTGTCGACACAGGTGGACGCGCAATGGTTGTGCTAACAGGAACACTTGTAACAATAGGTACATTACTCGTCGAAGCGGGCGGACGCGCAATGGTTGTTGTCACGCGAATGCTAGTAACAAAGGGCAAACTCGTAACCATAGGAGCGCGAGTAGATAACGAAGCAGGCAAACTTGTAACTAAAGGCGCGACGATTGATGTGACGGGCACGCTAGGTAATGTAGATGTATCCATATTTTTCTTTCTGCAATATATATTCGCATCCGAGTTATCTTTTGTCCATAACCATTCGGCATTCAAGCTTATAAAATCGCGTGGACTTTCAAATATCTGATAACTATTATTCTGATAATTCGCACCATATGATGTAGAAATATCCCACCCACTATCATCATAATCATATGCAAACCAATTAGCCGGAGGAGACTTCACAGTCGTCTTCGAAAAATCCTTACACTTCCATTCCTTATATTCCGTATAATCCTTACCATCGTTCATATCCATAATAAACCCATTGGGAAATGCCGGATATTGACCACCCATACCATTAAATGCTACTATTTTTGGCTCATTTTCATAGATTACTGGATAATACTTCTTCGTATCATTCCATTCTGATCTTCCAAAGGGCCAACCTACCAAGTCATAATTTTCCTTATTGCCTTCACCTATATATACCCCATCTACATATAACGTAAATATACACTCACACGCAATATTTATCGGATATTTTATACTCCCACCATCACCGACAGATGTTGTAATCGGTATAGCATCAACGGGTGATGCCGACATAGCAAATAGTCCCATAAACAATACTAAATTGTAAATCCCCCCCACATTGGACCGAATGCTCTGAATGACCATTTGTATATACTTATACCATATTTTTAATTATATTTATATCAATTTTATATAACCGCTAACAACCCATCTATTAAATACAGATTAATACAGATTAATACAGGGTAATACGGATTAATACGGATATTTTAATATGTATAATATAGTAATAATGTGCGATACCTTCATATTACTGAAGTATATAAAAGACAATAATATTAAAAAAATCACCGTTAATCTAGATATAGATATAGATATAGATGTCGATATATACGTAGATGAAGACAACAAATCTGACGATACCGCACCACATAAAGACAATTATTATTCGATGCTGTGTTTTAAAGATTTGAGAATGTTCGCCCCACACATAATTACCGAAATATATATATCTAAAAAAATCGAAAATCCTCAATATATAGACGCTCTAAAATACACAACCAATCTGTTCTGTAAAAATAAAGAGATGTATAATTATTACTCTCAACTTAAAACGGCCGCAGCTCTATCGTCTGAACATATCGGGCAACATTTTCCCAATCTATTTTATATAAAATTTCATAAGCGTGGCGCCACAGATGAAAATAGAGATGCAATCGACGCCCCTATTTTTATACAAGATAAATATGACAAGGGGATAACATTTGGAACATTTGATCTATTCCATTATGGTCACAATAATATACTTACACGGTGTAAGAATTTTTGTAACTATCTTTATATCGGATTATCGAGCGACGAGTTAAATGATAGAAAAGGGAAAAATAGTATCGATGATTACGAAAAGCGCAAACACGTTATTGAGAAGACGAAATACGGGGACGAAATATTTAAAGAAGAAAGCCTTGAACTTAAAAATGATTATGTAATACAAACAGGCGCCGAAATATTAATGATGGGAGACGACTGGGTAGGGGAGTTTGACTGGGTATCGTGTGATGTGCTATATATGGAGCGTACGCCGAATATCTCAACTACGTTGCTGAAAACGATTAGGAAAATGACTCCCGACGAATTATGAATTATGCTTATTATTTAATAAAAACAAAATTGATTTATAAATATGACACAATATAATATATAACATATTGTCTCATTATCTGTGATATCATCAACGTAGCTATAACATCATCAAACAAATGTCAGTAGAGGTTACCTTCACTAATACCACCGCCACCATTACCACCACCGCCGATATTACTGATGCGAATCCCATTCCCGAAAAATACCGCCATCGCACTCTAATCAATCAGAGATACATATATGAAAAGAAGATCGGAGCAGGGAGTTTCGGATGTGTGTATCGAGGCAAAAACGTCATATCCGGCGACCATGTGGCCATCAAATACGAAGCGACAACCACAAAAATACCGACACTTTTATGGGAATCGAAAATACTTAATCATTTGGCGGGAATACCGGGAGTCGTAAAACTGCGATACTATGGTACAGAATCAAATAAAAATATAATCGTTATGGACCTGTTCTCGCATACATTATGTGAAGAAATTACAAAAATCAAGACCGATGGAGCTGCTACAAGTACAAGTACAAGTATCCCGAAATCATCAGACATTGTCGAATCCTTGGCTGAGTCATCACCCGATGAAGCAGATATAGAATGTCATTTATATAATAATGAGGAAACAGTATCGATAACAGCAAAAGCATCTTCAAGCGACGACGGTAGTGGAGGCACGACAGATGTATCGCAGACAATACACCCAGATGCAACATATATAACATCGAGTAAATCTATGACTTCGCCACCCAGTATATTGCCGTACATAAAGGAGGTAGTTAGGCATCTCATAACAATGATAGAAATTATTGGACGCATACACGATGCGGGCGTTGTTCATCGAGATATCAAACCGGAGAATTTTATGCTGAGTGGCGGCGGCGGTGGTGATAAACGATTGTATATTATTGATTTCGGACTTTCGCGGTTTTATATGAAAGGAGATAAACACGTTGTTAATACATATGATAGGTCGATTGTAGGAACTATTCGATATATTAGCAAACATACACACAATGGAGATGTTTATTCAAGACGCGATGATATTATATCAATAATCTATGTAGCGATATACCTAGCGAAGGGGAAATTGCCGTGGATGGGGTTGTCCCTCCAAAAAGGAGATTCACGAACGAAAGAAGAATTAGTATACGATAAAAAAGTGAAAACTACATCTGCTGAATTATGTGAAGGTATCCCGCATTTGTTTCAAAAATTGCTGGATTATTCGTATAGTTTGGAATTCGACGATAAGCCGGATTATTCATATATGATGAGACAATGTAAGAATTTTTTGAAAATATATATATAAATATTTCATAAATATACTTAAAGCCATTTTATATATTAACGTATCAAGCATTCATACAATGAGTTCTGAGAGTTCTTCTGTTACATCAGCCCCTGTTCGTCTTACTGGGCGCGTGAAGTGGTTCAATAACAAGACAGGTTTTGGTTTTATTTCTGTGGTAGGTGGCAATGACCTGTATAAAGATGCAAGTGAGATATTTGTACACCACTCGGCGGTTACTGTAAGTCAGGAGCAATACAGGTATTTGGTAGAGGGCGAGTATGTGGAGTTTTCTGTTGTGAATACCGAGACAGGGACTCATAAGTTTCAGGCTGGCGATGTACGAGGCGTGAAGAGTGGCAAGTTGTTTTGCGAGACGCGTCGCGAACATCGTGCAGCACAGGATGGCGTAGAAGAGGGTGCTAGTGGAAGCAGGCAACCATATCAACCGCGCCAGCACCAGCACCAGCATCAGCCGCACGACAGTGAGGGAACACGTGGAGGAGGTCAGGCAGCACGCGGGGGACGTGTTTTGCGTGGTCGCGGCGGAAGTGGAAGTGGTTCCCGTGGTGGATATGATCGTAATGACGGTGGCGGTGGCGAGTGGATGTTGGTTCGTCGCGGTCGTCCCGGAGAGCGCGCCCCTTATCGCCCCCGTCAAGAGCGTACAGAGCGTACCGAGCATTCTGAACGCTCTGAGCAAGAGGCGTCTGTTGCAACACCCGAGACTACTTCTACTCCTGTTGCTAGTAATGACCCACCGTCAACTCCTCGTACCACTGCTACATCAAAGAAGCCTCGTCAGACAAAGCCTCCTACATTTTAAATAATAATCAAATAATCAAAAAAATTAATTTGTTAATAACAAAGATTGTTAACAAATTAATTGTTATATTACTCTGTAATTTTATAATTTCCACTATTTTACTATTCCCTTATTTCAATCACTTTATCAATGCTTATTTTTTCTTGTTAAGAAAATCCGCCGCATCTTTTGATTCTTTGACAAATACTTGCTTCTTGTTTGTAGGGAGTAAGTTTTACCTGGATATTTTATAAATTTGGGACGTTTTTTACACGTAAATCCGTTATACTTCAGACCTTTGCGTCGAAATATAGAATCGCTACATATCCCGATAGCCTTGCCTTCCGTTTCCACCTCTACTTCTGGTTGCGTATCTATATCTTTTTCATCATCTGTTTTTTTAACCTTTTTAATACATTTGCATAATTTATCTGCAAGTATTTCCTCCGCTTTATTTTTAATTGTTTTAGAACTATCTGTAGGAGTAATCGGTATATTATAGTAATTTAATATTTTTATATAATCATTTTTTTTTAGAATACCCATTAACTACTATCTATCTGATTCCAAATATAGTAAAGTTATATTACAAATAGATAAAATTATAAAATAATTCATTAATATGGTAGTTCGCCAATTAAATAATAACTACTAATTATAACAAAAATATATAATCATATTTTATATTCGTTTAAATGCCTAAATCCATAAAAATAAATTCTAACCCTAAAAATAAAAAAGTTGTTGTTTTTGATTTAGATGAAACACTTGGTAGTTTCGGAGAATTAGGCGCACTTTGTAACGTTTTAGACGAATATTATGGAAATAGGCAAACATCATACGACATTTTCAACGATTTAATGGAGTTATACCCCGAATTTATACGCCCACAAATATTTAATATTTTAAAATACATTTTACGAAAAAAGAATGAGAATAAGTGTAAATATATAATGATATACACCAACAATCAAGACCGTGTATGGGTTGAACACGTTAAAACATATTTCGAGAAAAAGCTGAAATCCAAAATATTCGAACAAATTATATGCGCTTTTAAAGTTGATGGAAGAGTTCTTGAACTTAACCGCACAACACAGGAAAAAACAGTCGACGATTTTTTCAGATGCACTAAACTGCCGCGCGATATAGAAATCTGTTTTGTCGATGATCTTTTTCACCCACAAATGGAAGAAGATAGTGTTTACTATATACACGTAAAAGCATACAAACATTATATACCTTCATCTACGCTTGTAGACAGGTATATGAATTCGCATTTGGCAAAAGATGTGAAAAATAAAGATGAATTGCGAAACTATATGATGTCGAAACTTAAATACAATATCGCCGAAAAAAGCAAAGAAGAACAAGAGGTCGATATTATTGTAAGCAAAAGATTATTAGAACATATAAAAGAATTTTTCAAAAAGGATGAACGAGGTGGTGAGGGTATAGGAGCGTCGTCGGTCTCATCCATGCAAACACGACCATCACACACAACTCATCCCCAATTTGATATAAGCGATAAACGAAAATCATTTAAAAGAACTAGTGCGGTATCCAAACGTAATAAAACACTGAAGAAAAAATAATCTTATTTTTAGATATTGGTGATGGTTTCATATTAATATATAGTTTATGTAGCATATATTAATGTATGTAATGTAATATAATTATATCGCCGGTCGAGTTAACGTCGACTTCTTCTACGGTGTGATTTCTTATTCCTCTTAGTGTGTCGTTTTCTTCTATAACGGTTTTTATTCTTATATTTATTATTTCTTCTGGTAGTTTTGTATGCTTTTCTTCTTCGCGTGGATTTTCCATTACCTCCTCCAAGACCAGAATCATTGATATCAGGGGCGCCAACTATGTCGTGTGCATCCACCTTTATAGGAATTGTACATAGTTCGTTTACACTATCAGATTTAGTATAATAAATACCACGGTTATCCATTGCTTTGCATATATCTTTTATAGAATCACAATAACGTTTACGGTCACCACCTAAAACACCCCAACCCTTTGTAACACCGGTACGTATATGAATAACATGGCGTTCACTGTCATATGTTATAATTTTATCTAACGGTAGTAGTTTGCTTTTCTCCTTATAATATCCTTTAAGAAAAGAAGTCATAAAAGTATGCATCATTTCAGAATATGGGGCATTCTTATAACTAGTTCTAGTATCTATTTTAATACTTTGTTTCAGCGCTGCAGATATTAAATTCGCAATACCCACATCTTCCATAGCAACCGTCGGATCATTTGCATCAAATATCGCTAATTTTCTAAATAGTTTTAACTTTGCAAATTGTTCAGTTTGTTCAGTTTGTTCAGTTACATCACTCAACACCAAGCCCGTTTTTTCATCATACTGTTTTTTTGTATCAGGTGTCGACAACACATTCATTGCTTCATAGGTTAATTTAATTGATTCATCTATTTTAGATTGTTGCTCCTCATTTAACTCCTCTTGCATTCGTATATTACGTAGACGCGGACTTCTTATCTTTTCATATTCTAGCCCAATTATACTGCGTTCGATTATCTCATCATGAGTCGCTGTCTCATCCAAAAATAATACCGCGTAGTAGAGAGGGCTTGTTAATTTTTTCCCAAAAATTTCAATTTTATTAGGATCATAGTTGTAGTATTGCCCGAAAACATTACTATACATCAACCATAATTTTAGCAACGACTCAATAAGAAGATCATAATCTTTCTCAACGTGTATTTTAAACCCTTTACTTGTAACAGATTGACCATCAGTTATATTAACTATATCAACTATATCAACTAATTTCAGATATTTATCTAACAGTTTTCGACAATCCATTAATGAATTTAATTCTGACAGCAATCGTATTATATCAGTCATACTAGGTTAATTTAATATTATATAAAAGTGTGTAATATATAATATACAAACAATAAAAATATTTTGCAATCGTTAATTAAATATAGTATATTCTAAATGATATTACTTTCCAGCACGCTTCAAATGTTTCTTCGTTTTTTTGTGGGCATTCATATTTGAAAGCTGCACATCGCATCCACACTCGCAAATAACACGCGTCTTCGCTTTCTCTAAAATCTCGGTTCTTCTTTTGAGGTAATAATCCTTATTATATTCTTTGATTTTATCATCATTTTCCCTATTGTAATTCTTCTGGTATTCCAACTTCCTCTCGCGATGCCTGTGATAGTAATCATCGGGCGTGACTTCAACCGTATCGGTTGTCTCGATGATGCGAGTATCATCGGCAAAATCGTTATTGTCTCTTGTGGCAAATATATTATTGATAGTATTATTATTGATATTATTGACATCCTTGTGGATGATGGTATTGTTATTGATCCTATTTTTGCGTTTCATCAATATCACACTCGGTGACATTGGTGACATTGATAACGTCGTCGACGCTGCATATTCATTTCCAAAAATATTCTTCACGCGTTTCAAAACAATCGGCGAAGACGAAGACGAAGATGATGATGAAGACAAAGTTGCGGACATTATAAGGCGACTGGCGAGTATGATCGGCAAGTATGTTTGTATATGTACAGTATGTACAAGGTGTATGTTATATATAATATTAAGCGCAATATTTGTTTCAATTTTTCGACCGAATTAAAACAAAAAATATTAATATATAATATACAAGCGTTTTATAATATGCTTATTATTACATTAAATGTACTTGATGACGCTCAATATACCCCAGTGGGTTTAGTAAGAGGAACAATTGTTCATTCCGTATCTTTTTTTAGAGATATTTTAGGAAATTTAACCGGTCTTCTGGGAGGAAAAAACTCCGCGATAAATAAAAAAATCGACGATGTTTACGCAGAAGCTATAGCGGAATTAGAAGCATATACAAAAAGAACATACCCAAATGCAACCGCAATCGCCGGCGTAGAAATATCCCTAACAGAAATGCGCGAATTCATTATATGTGTCGCTACAGGTACAGCTGTCATTGAATCGAGTAAGAGACCCAACCCTGCTCCAGTTCAGAACCAGAATGCAAACCCGCCTGCAAACCCGCCTGGAAACCAGATGCTAAAATCAGTCCCGATACCTCAGATGAGATTCCCAGTTGCCGCAGGTGGTAGTATAAAAAGTAAAACAAAACGAGTATCACATAACTCGCATAGATCGCGCAAACATAGATGATAACAGAGTATAATAGAGTATAATAGAGAAAAGTAGAGGATAAAATACGGAATAAAAATAATGGGTTGAGATGATATCAAGACACTGAAACCATAAACCATTATTTTTATTTATAACTAATATTACCATAATTTCACACCACAATTACATCCTCCACCGCCACCGCCACTTTTAATATCAAGTTTAGAACAAGATTTACAATATGAACGCCGGCTATGTGTTCTCCTATGTTTGCGTGTACGCCTTAATCTTTTTACTCTATTTCTGCTACTTCTGCTACTTCTCCCGCTTCTCGAGCTTCTCCCACGACGATGACGACCACGTCCACCACCTTCATGTCCCACGATTATTTCATTCTTATTACCTATAAACCTTTCGCGTATGCGTTTCATATGCTTGTCATAATTTTTAATCTCATCCAATACGTTGTTGTTACTATTATCGCTTCCACTATTATTGCCTTTACCCTTTCCCATTCCCATTCCCTTCCCCTTACCCTTACCTTTATGCGATTTTTCCATAATCCATTTCTTAAATTCTTCATAACTCCTATCCTTACTATAAACCTCCGGGCTATGTAATTTCGACGGATGAAAATATAAAACCGTAGGGAATCCGTTTACATTTGGTTTTATTCCGTGTTTATGGAATTTTTCTATATTATTTCTCTCAACAGCGCCTAAAATAATCTCATTTTTCATACTATCCTTTAATTCTGTCATCACGCGATTCCAGTCAGGCATCATATTAACACAGTGTCCACATCCGTCCATATGAAACAATACAACACCGTGTTTAGTTTTCAACATACCGATTTCATTATCAGTCAAACTTAGTAGTTCGTCGGGCATTCGTTCTCTAATATATCTATATGCGTCGTCAGTATATATATTATATATTTAGACAAAAATTAAATATATACTCTTGTTTTTATAAAAAGATTTATTAAATATTCATATTTTATATATATATAATATATTATACAACTATAAAATGACTTATAAAATTATATTAATAACCACATTATTTATTATTGTCACATATTTCGTATTAAATTATACAAGTGCCGACTTTAAAGAAGCACTAACAATGGGGAGTGACAATTCCGAATCTAATTGTCCAAATATTTTAATACAAAAAGGTTTACAACTATATTTATATAATTCCAAAAAGCATACAGTGCCAGGCGTAAACCCTGTAATATTTAATAATTTAGAAGAATATACTGAATATATTGAATGGCAGCGCACAACCGGGTTAGTATGTCCTGTTCTATATCTGCAACAATCAGAAGATGCACAAGGAAATTCGGCATATAAAATTAGACCGAGTCCAACCGATTTACAAGGAGGGTTGCCTCCCGTATCTTCTATAAGAACACCTCCACCTAGAAGACATATTACAAGAATATTAGATGCCTCGCACGACGATAAACCGTACAATATAAACTCATACCCTGGTTACGATGATTCTAATATGGAACAGGGCGAATTTACACCAGATATGATGCTTGATTACATCACGCAGTCAACCGGTCAAAGCCCAAATCCAATGGACTCGAATTGGGGTGGCAGCGATTTCACGCAAGCATTAATCGATGCAGGATACTATAATGCCAATAATGTGGCTATCGCGGTTAATAACTAATGCGGTGACGTATAATGCCGAACAAGAAATTTTTTAATATTATCAACACACGTTTTATTTATCTTGCGCATCGCGCCAGAATCCGTCTTAATCATAAAGGTATTCAATATATCTGGCTCTGTTTCAAGATCGTGTAAGAGATTTTGTACTGTCTTATATTCATTCATAATTTGTGTCGCTATTTTCGGACTTATACCTGGTACACAGGCCAACATTATTATATTTATATTGTCCTGTGTAATATATTCATTTTTCTCTTTATGGCTTTTAAATACGCCACAATATTTTTCACTTTCCTCCTTCTCTTTAGTACGCAACAGAGAAGACGATGTAGTTGGCGTAGTTGGTGTTGGCGGTGTTGTAGGCGACGCTGTCGGAGACGTGGTTGATATTATCGCATTTTCGAGACCATAGTATGCACGCCGCGATTTATCAGTAACAAGCGTCTTATCATATTTATCCGCAAAAAATACAATAATGTCAGCTGTTTCGCAAATCGAATTTGTCCTAAATACCGAAAACCCCTTGTAATATAATAACGAAAACATACTACTAATGAGGACCTTTTTTGATATACGTCCCCTTTTTTCGTTATATCTTTCGATATCTCCTTCAATAATATATACAATATTATGATTATGTATTGCCTCTTTGTCAAGCCTAAAAGACTGTTCATTATATCGCCCATCTTTTATACTCGCCGCCAAATCATTTAGTGTTTTCCGCTCGAATACAAGGATTTGTTTACCTGTATTGTCTTCCAATACGATATCACCTATATGAAGTTGTTCCTTTTTAATTTTATGGGATTTTTCATTTTCTCCCGCTTTTGGCGTTTCATCCGTAGTTGAAGTCGCGCAACGCTCACCCACCACTACATCTACATCCTGATAAATGTGAAGAGGGATCAAACATTGACCGCCGCCCCCACTAGATACTTTATTCTTTATAGTAGCCGATAATTCTGCCGCCGCCTCTTTCTCTAAAATATCAATAGTATCTACGCGCCTCTCAATAAGCGGGAATAATTCTGTTTCGCGGTTGTCTACTTTGATGATCATTGTAGTGTATATATATGTGTACGTAGTTTAAAATATAAAAGGGTATAATGATTATGATATGATAATACTTTGTAGTGCTATCATATTATACGTGCGAAGTTTCTAAATGGTTTATATATTATAATTTAGGTCCAGTATGACGAGCTGTGTCATAGTATTGCCTAAATTTAAATAAAAAGTCCTTATTCAGGGCTGGAACGGCGATCTGACTTCTCTGCCCAAAAGGGATCATAAACCCTGTAGCGGATGGCTGTGCACCACCTTTCTTCATACCACCACCATTGTGTGTGTTAGCATATAGACCATCAGTAGAACCAGGTCCACTAAATAAGACGCGACGCGCCGTTGCTGAGCGTCCATTACGACTTTTAGGTCCGTTTTTTTGAGCCATCTAAATATGTGTGAATATATATGAATATATATGTATATAATATTGTAATATTAAAATTCAATATTATATGATTTACATTACATTAACATCGAAAGTATATAAATATGTAAATATGTAGCTATGTAGCTTAATAGGATACACCTTGCTGATTTCCATGTCCCATCAGGTACTCTCTACCAGGTGCAGAAGCCATTCTACCGATACCACCGGTACCCTTGTTACTAAATATCAGACCATTTTTCTTCATATAAGCAAAACCCGCTTTGCACCCAGCAGGAATGCACTTGTGCTGACAATAGGCGGTATCACTACGATACACAGTTAAAAGATTTGGATTAATTCCTATACTAGGCGCCAAACCAGCCATACTTCCAAATATACATCCTTTATTTGTAAGAGAATCGACTCTCAAAGTTCTACCAACAAGACCCATTCCGACCATTTTATGCTTATTATATATATGCTAAATATTTTATTTGTGTTCTAAATATTATTTTGTGTTATAAATATTATATTTGGGTTCTAAATATTATATTTGGGTTCTAAATATTATTTTGGGTAAACAATTATTATTTATAAATATACTGAATAGTATAAAAATATACCGAATAGTAGAATATTTAATAGACTAAATTGAAATAGTTTAAAGATATTTATTGAATATTATTATACACGCTATATCAACAACAGAAGCAATAATATGACATCTGCCGAAACAACATCTCCTAAATTAAACACAACGGACACGAAGAATATATTAAATGATTCGGATATAATTCCGTGCGAAGACGGATATATTTTCAATCCATATAACCCAGAAAATAGAGAGATTACATTGAATGAAGTTCAATCTATTCTTTCATCATACGGAATTCCGACATCTCTCCACAATTTTGACCTTTATCGCCGCGCCTTCATACACGCATCATATACAAAACGCCCTCAATTAGAAAACGCACGAGAGAATATAAAAATTATGCCTCAACCTTCGAATTGTATTCCTCTAAAAACGAAATCAAATGAACGTCTTGAATTTCTCGGCGATGGTGTTCTGGAATGTGTTACAAAATACTACCTTTATCGCAGATTTCCTAAAGAGAATGAAGGCTTTATGACCGAAAAGAAAATAGCCATTGTAAAAAATGAATCTATTGGCAAATTTGCGATCGAAATGGGGCTACATAAATGGTTTATTATTTCTAAACACGCCGAGGAAAAACGCACAAGAACAAATCTTAAAAAATTGGGCTGTCTTTTCGAAGCATTTATTGGAGCGCTCTTCTTAGACTTTAATAAAATAAATATCCACGACGACGACAAATGGTTTGATAATGTATTTGTAACGGGTCCAGGATTCCAAATGGCACAGAAGTTTATCGAAGCAGTATTTGAACATCACGTTGACTGGGTCGCTCTTATCAAAAATGATGACAATTATAAGAATATTCTCCAGGTAAAGATTCAGAAGGAATTCAAAACGACGCCTGATTATTTAGAAATTAACCACGACCCCGAAAGTGGATATACTATGGGTGTTTATTTATGTTTAGGAAAAGAGATATACCATACTGATTATAGGGATGCAATTAAATATAGTGCTTTAAATACATTTGCGAATATTCGAAGGCATTATGAAGAGAAAGGATATATACTAGTACATTTTGCATCAGGAACTCACAAAATCAAAAAAAAAGCAGAGCAAATGGCTTGCGAATTTGCACTACAGTGTATGAAACCATATGACATCGTCAGTAACGAATAACCACGATGAACAACCACGGCGAATAAACAATATCGAAATAATAACTTAAATATCTTTTATTAATGATAATACTTATTATATTTTTATTCGTATATTATAATGGAACAAGATACCGAACTCGAATCAAGGATACAAAATTTAGAATCACGATTATTAGAATCGAATCAAAAAATTTCAAATCCAGTCGAAGCATCTAAAGCCAATATAGAAGAAAATAGAGAAATTAAAGAGTCCCTCCAAAAACTAAAATCACAACGTTTATCTCTAATACCGACCCCGTCCGCCCTTAATGTAGGAGCACTAAGCTCCTTATTATCATCGGTAAAAGATGTATTTAGTTCAAAAGGAGATTTGCCACAAGCAGCATCTGACCCTAAAGCTCTTTTACCACGTTCTGTACACGAACAATCTATTAAAGATAGAGCAGTATTACTCCAACAACAGCACCAAGGAGAAGAAACAACTGAAGAAGGCGATGTCCCCTATGATCCGAAATTACAAGTTTTACAAGCGCCGGACTTAGGTCCACGCATTCTTCCAAGCGGACAACCAGGTGTAGATTTTGCTGCTCAAAGAATGATTCACGCACTCCAAACCAATTTAGCACCCCCTGCTGTATTACAAAGGCTTGAAGATAAAGCAAGCGCAAAACCAGGGGTTGGCAATATGGCAAATGCGCGTCCTGTAGCACAAAAACGCCAGCAAGTTATTATTCGCTTTGTTGCTCCACCCCCTCAAGAAGGCGAAGGCGAAGGCGCAGGCGCAATTCATATGCCAAATGTAGCTATTGTAAATAAAACAAAAGAAGAACTGGTTGATCGCAAATCGATTATGGAGCATCTTCATAATGTACTTCCTGTAGCTTTGGCAAAACCGCACCAAATAGGGAAAGAATCTTTAGCAGCCAATAGACCTTCTTTGACATCTCTCAACACCGCATCACCATTTCCATCATCGGATGCTATGGCGGTAGCCAGCCTTACAAGACAAATCGTTATTATAAGAAAAATGCAGGCCAAAATCCATCTCGTTGAAGACGCATCTCTTATTCTTGGTATGGGTATGGGTATGGGTATGAAACCAGAAGAAAGTGGTGCTGCCGCCGCCGCCGCCCTCGGTGATACATCAACTGTGATGACAAGCAGCGCATCATCGCTCGTTAAAAAAGCCAGAGGTCGCATAACAACCGCACCCACATTTGGCGCAATGAGTAGTGATGTCGAAGCCATGGTAATAACAGACACAACCGTTCGCGAAAGAATGCCTAAAACACGCCCACCTGGCGTTATTGTTTCAAATTACTATATGAATAATCGCGAAAAATTTATCAGCTTTATTAACCAGTTGTTTATGCGATATCACGAAGAGATATCGAGCCAAAAAGAACAGCTTTCGTGTGATCCTGCATCCAAATCCGATTTTTCTCTTTTGACTCACCAAAAAATAGTTCGCGATTATCTGAATATATACACACCATATCGCGGTCTATTATTATACCACGGTCTCGGAAGCGGTAAAACGTGTTCATCTATTTCAATTGCAGAGGGTTTAAAAACGCATAAAAATGTGATTGTTATGACACCCGCTTCTCTGCGGCGAAACTATATTGAAGAATTGAAAAAATGCGGCGATGATATATATAAGAAAAATCAATTCTGGGAATTTATTCCTATTCAGTCTGCATCAGACCCTATGATTCAAACATTATCTGCGATTTTAACATTACCGCGTGAATTTATTACTCGTCAAAGAGGAGCGTGGCTTGTCAATGTTAAAAAGCCATCTAACTATGAATCCTTGAATCGCGATCAACGTGGTAGCCTTGACGAACAACTGAATGCAATGATCGACGTTAAATATACATTTATTAATTATAATGGAATGCGAATGAGTCATCTAAAAACATTATCCGCCGATTTTAGCAAGAATCCTTTCTCCGACCATGTCGTAATTATCGATGAAGCTCATAATCTTATTAGCCGCATCGTAAATAAATTAAAGCGCAAAGACTCTCTTCCGATGCGTCTATATAATATGTTGATGCAGGCCGAAAATGTCAAGATTATTCTGCTTAGTGGAACTCCTGTGATTAACTACCCAAATGAAGTAGCCGTTATTTTTAATATTCTGCGCGGCTATATTAAAACGTGGAAAATCCCGCTTCAGATTACGTCTCAGGCAAAAATAGATAAAAAAGTACTTGAACAGTTATTTGCCGGCGTAAATATCTTGGACTATATTGACTATAATGATAGCTCTCGTGTACTTACGATTACTCGAAACCCATTTGGATTCGTAAACGTAAATGAGCGAGGGGAATATATGGGTGTCGTAAAAATCGCACCTGAAGGTGATTCGCCCTATGTCAGCGACACGGATTTTGAACGCCTTGTTCTTGCTACGCTTCGTGGACGAGATATAAATGTTAGCGCTGGAAGTATAACAATCGAGAATCATAAAGCTCTGCCAGATAGTCTAGACGCATTTAGGTCGTATTTTATAGATGCAGAAACAGGGAATGTTAAGAATATAGTTATGTTTCAGCGGCGCATTCTTGGTCTGGCTTCGTATTTTAGGAGCGCACAAGAACAGCTTATGCCTGCATACGACAAATCAGTAAACTTTCGCGTGATGAGAATACAGATGAGTGACCATCAATTTGCGGCATATGAAAAGGCACGTGAAGCCGAAAGAAAACTGGAAAAGAAATCCAAGTCTAAGCGCCCGGGTAAAGGAAAGGGTGCGTCTGCTGCAGGTGGTGGCGAAGATATATACGAAGATGCCGTATCAACCTATCGAATATTTTCGCGTTTATTTTGCAACTTTGTTTTCCCGACCGAAATACATCGCCCGCTTCCCAAAGAGGGAGAAGATGTAGAAGGAGCGATAAATGATGGTGCAAACGAAGAAGATGTAGACGGGCTTAGAGCAGAAGAAAGAACCGAAAATTTGAACGGAGAACATACTAGCGACGACATAGAGGAAATAGCCGATAGTATTGCGAAAAAGGTCGATGCTACATACTCGAAACGAATCGATATCGCGCTTGCTAAACTTGAAAGCGGTAAACAGCGATACCTCGCTAAACCGCAGGATGGTGGTGAGTTACAGAATTATAGCCCCAAGTTTTTGGCGATGTTGGAGAATATACAGGATCCTCATCATTCCGGCTTACATCTTATTTATAGCCAGTTTCGTTCTCTGGAAGGTATTCGTATTTTCTCTATGGTGCTTGAAGCAAATGGATATGCACGTTTTCGAATCAGGAAAGATGACTCTAACAATTGGGTATGGGATATCAGAGACGAAGATAAGGGCAAACATATGTATGCTCTTTATACAGGAACAGAGACAGATGAAGAGCGCGAGATTATACGAAATATATTCAATAGTACATGGGAATATGTACCCGTTACTATAAAGCAACAACTCCAGCAAAAATCGGGGAATAATTTTATGGGTGAAATTATTAAAGTGCTTATGATTACAGCGTCTGGTGCCGAGGGTATTAATTTGCGAAACGTTCGTTGGGTTCACATTACTGAGCCGTATTGGCAACCGGTTCGAATAGAGCAAGTTATTGGGAGGGCTAGACGCATTTGTAGTCATAATGATCTGAAAGATGAGAAACTTCGCACTGTAAATGTTATGTTATATATAATGACGTTTACGCCGCAACAGTTGGCGGATGATTCGTCGTTACAGCTTAGAATAAATGATGTGAGTAAGAAAAATGCGCAAATAGCTTTATCAACCGATGAGGCGCTGTTTGAGATATCGAGCATTAAAGAGGAAATCAATCATCAGTTATTATTGGCGATAAAAGAGGCGTCGATTGATTGCGCGATACATCGTGATGCAGCATCGAAAGAGAAATTGAAATGTTTCTCATTTGGAAGCGTGTCTTCAAATAAGTTTGCATTTTCTCCGGCGGTTGAGAACGAAGAATCGGATGCTGCATCGGCGCGCAATACGAAACAGACAACACTGAAATTGGTTGGAATGGAAATGACGATTGGTGGAGTGAAGAAACAGTTTGCATTTGATAAACTTACAAATACTGTTTATGATTGGGGAAGCTACCAAGTGGCACAAGCAGTGGGAGGCGAACCGCTTATTGTTGGAAAACTAGTGAAAACCGCCGAAGGTAAGATGAAATATGTGCCTGTAACAGAAGCGACGGCTGCACCACCACCATCGGCATCATCATCATCATCCGGCGCGGTAGCGGCGCCAACGCCTAAAAAGAAGGAGAGCGGAAGTGCCGGTGCCAGTGGTGCCGGCGGAGTGGCAAAGTCGAAATCATCCCAGTAATATATAAAATAATGTTATAATATAGATTATCAATATATGTATTAATCAATATATTGATAATTATAATATTTGTCTTTCCAATATACTCAATATCCTCCCCTGTATTCTCTTGATATCTTGTAAGTCATTTTGTATAATATTGATTTTTTCATTTAATTTACGAGATTCTCCCGCACTTGCCATTTCACCTGTTTTTCTCATCTCGAAAATTCTCATCTCTAGGTTGTCGCCGCTGCCCCCGTCATCTCCATCTCCATCTCCATCTCCATCTCCATCTCCATCATCCTCCTCCATCGCCCCCGCCGACATAATGTGATCTAAGGGCGTTGTATTATACGAATTTTTCCTATGTAGTATATCATTTGATTCACCATTTGACGCCCTTTTTAGTTTTGACAAAAAAGATAACCCATTCACATTCGTGGCATCGTCACCATCATTATCATTATCATTATCAACGACGCCGACGCTACGAACCGATTCATTACCGGCCGCGTCCATATTTACATCACTAGAATAAACGATCTTTTCATTTTCGGTTTCATTGAAAGACACATTTTTTTTCCCAGATTCTTGGGGGCGTTTAGGAGTCACGGCGCGTACACTTGAAGCGACAGAATCTGGTAATTTCACATTATTTCCGGGAGGAATAACCAATGTGTCTAATTCGCGCGAACGTGATGACAATGCTTCTGCCAATAAGCGGTCCATTTCATTGCTAGATAATTTATCATCGGTTATACTTTTATCGGTAAAATCAATTTGCTCCGGTTTTTTATTGTTTAACATAACATCCATCTCAGATTGTTTCTCTTTCAAACGAATTTCGAGTTCAGACATTCTATTTTTTTGCAAATCATCTGCGCGATAAATTTCTTCTATTTTTGGTTTTTTAGTCGGTATCCCTGCCGCTATTGCACCCATCGAACCACCCCCGAAACGCGGAGGCACAGGTAAATTTATTGTCGCAGATCTTTGCACAGGCACAGGCACAAATGGAGGTTGTTGGACATCGACAGGTCTTTTCACTTTTAATACGCTAATCTGTTCTACCATTTTTCTAATAACAGCCTTATTACTATTTGTAATCATTTCCGACGCCTTTTGCTCATATCCATCATCGCCTTCATCATTTTTATCGAAAAATATATCAAACTCTGGTTTCATAGACATTATAGTATTTTCAAATTGTTTTTTAACATTGTCTACTTGTGAATTCGGCAAATCTTTGAACACACCACCCTCGTGCAATAATCCCCATATAATACTCTTATTGTCGTTCTTAGTAAATTGATAAAATGACATCCCAATCGTATGTGATAAATATTATCTAATATTAATGATGATGTTTTATTTAATATGATTTTTGTAATATGATTTTTAGTTTTGATTTATAATGTATTCCAAATATTAAAGATATTATTAACGTAATTAAAATATATTAAAAATAGTGAATTATTCATAATATAGCATTGTTAACTGCATTATGAATAACCCTAATATTCCAAATAGTTTCTATATTACCGATACACGCTTATTGTTCTTTGATATCTTTTATAAGAATAATAAAATATATCTTATTATGCCTATTTACAATAAACCTGCAAACCCTTTACAAATAAGTATCACAGTAAATAAAAACGAGTTATCCTTATCCGAATCATATGTAAAAGACTCAAATGAATCAGCATTAATTTATGTATATAATGTTCCATGTGTGGACAGAAAACTAGCATCGAAAATAGAAGCAGAAGTTATTTGTTGTGAAATTACGAAAACATATACACTACAGCACATTGTAACACCAACAACATTCACAATACCATCGACATCCCGCCAATATTTTCTTACATTAACAACACTATTTCAAAATGATTACCATATTTTTCCCCTTTTTTACAATTATTACAAATCTCAAGGTGTATCCCATTTTTATATGTATTACAATGGTACGATTACCTCGGCAATACAAGACTTTTTTTCAAAGTACAGCAGTGACAATGTAACGCTTATAGAATGGAATTTCCATTATTGGAATCCTCGCACATTTAAATACTCGCATCACGCTCAACCTGCACAAATGCATCACGCGATATATAAATACGGTAAGAGCATATCAGATTATATGATATTTTGCGACCTGGACGAATACTTGCACATTCCTGTATCGAAATACAACAACGACAACAACGACAACGACAGTCGCACCATCACATTAAAACAGTATATAGAGAACAATAGCAATATTGATATTTTTGGGTTTTGTAATATATGGGCATCTACGATTGACGGCAACTATCCATCGGAACCGGTTTTACCTGAGAAAATATTAATTGTAGAAACCCACAATGAATATCGCGAAAGGAGCAAAAATATATATAATCTGGGATCAATACAAACAGTCGGAATACATCAAGTAGCCGAATCTAATCCTGTTAGTTTTAACAAAAATCTAAAAAGTATTATTGACCTACAAATGTATCATTTTTATAATTGGTCAAGGTGCTCAAGAACTATAGAAAAGTGCAATATTGTTGTATCGCCGCCTGCACCCCCGACATCAATTACAGGTCTTTATTAAAATATTTATGCCGAAATTTCTGCATTTCTTCATCGGGGAATGTATCAACTATAAAATCTTCAGGCTCCATATTATCGCGAAGTAGATTTATAATCATAAAAAGGGCATACATACCACATTCAGTTGGTTTTTTCTGATGATGTTTATTATTTTGTATATATCGCAAATCCATTCCAACAGCCTTGGCTTGTTGCGTTATAGTCTTGATTAGTCGCTTCACCTCTTTCGGAGGAGCGTGACCAGTACTATCGAAAAAGAATATGAATTTCCGCGACAAGTCCACAAACATAGATATCCAGTGCGACCCTGATAAATAGTGTGGATCTGTATTAAAAACAAAGCCAACTTTCTTTTTGCCATTATGTATAGAAATATTTAAATCAAAATGACACAACTCTTCCCATACACATTCTCCGTACATTTTTGGAGAATCGAAATCGATTGGAGCTGCTCCTATAAAGTCGAAAAAAGGAAATTCTTTCTCATACTGTTTCATCACGTTTTCAATATCTATACTATTGAGCCACTCGTTCGGATTCTTCTTCCAGTCGTCTGGGCTTTTGGGTGCAAATGTATAATTGAGCATTTCCCTGTCTACACCTGTAGATGCAAAGTGTTGCTTTAACCAACACGACTCCTTATTGCATATATTCTTTAAATGCCCTTTTAATGCTTCCCAAATTTCTCTTGGTTCATTTGAAGTGATAACAACATCGGGGTGGCGAGCATTCCATAACGACTTCAATTTCATTAATGATTCATTGCTATAACAGGTAAAATCGTTTTCCTGTATTTTCGGGCTACATTTTAGTTTTATAAAACCATCGGGATGACGCTGAACACCTTCATCTTCATCGACGCTCTTATGAACACGCGATGACGGTTTTCTCATAACCAAGCGCCTAACTTGGCGCTTATGCAAATTCTTTTTCGTTTTACGGTTTCTCAGTTTGTTGAGCCTAGGTTTTGTTGCTCTGGTTTTATTCGCCCTAGTTTTATTCGATCTGTATTTTTTCCTATTATTTACTTTATTTTTATTATCTGTATTATCTGTATTAAAACTTGTATTTTTAGCAAATTCTAAAATAGATTGTATCTTTTTGGACTTCATTTGTAAATAATTTTATATATATAAATAGCGTATTGAATACGTATATATATATATGTATAGTTAAAAATAAAAATTAATTAATTAAATAATTAAATAATTAAATAATAATCACAAAATCGCAAAACTAAGTATTCGCCACGGCGGCGGCGGCGGCGTCTATAGACAATTCAATATCACTCTTATTCTTTTTACTAATTATAACATTTATACCATCGGCTGTCAAATTATTTAATCCTGGTTTATATTTCGAAAACTTTTTAATATCTTTCTTTTTATACTTGGGGTCTTTTAAATTAAAATCTTTAGTTTGCGGGATTACCATTTCATCCTGCGGTGGAGATGTTTTTATAACATAACTATCAAGTGTCAATACTTTCTTCTCCATTTGTCTCATAAATAATTTATTCGCCTCATTTATATCCATTATATCATCATCAGCGTCGGCGTCAATATTAACACCCGTATCTAGATTCATATTTGTATATTCACCTTGAATCGTATCCATAGTATCTTTAAATTTAAAATAAGAAATGCATACTTTTGCATAAGTATTAAACGCGTTTAAAATTACATCATCTAATTTTGAAGGGGTGATAGTATTAATATTAATATCAACCCCTGAGTTATTATTAAATAAAATATCTTTTGTCATAGATATAATACGCTTTCTATAAAATCGTTTTTCTTTCTTTAACGACGAGTCGTGATCTAGATTATTCTTTTTCAAATATTTGTTATATGATTCTGTATTTGCCATAATCTCCAATGTAAGATAGTTGATAGAATTAAATGAAATATCGCAACCGTTTTGTTTACATATATTAGTTGAATTCTTATACGCATTATTTTCATTCCCCATATTCCCTGAATTCCCCACGTTACCAGCGTTACTTATATTGTAAATATTATCGTTAATATTATCGTTAATAACTTTATTTTCCATTAATATGGCAAATTATAAAATAATATTATTCTAAACCCGAACGAATAATATTATTAATAATAGTAATGACTAAATAATAATAGCATAATTATATTATCTATTTATCTATTCATTGTAAAAATGTTTCTCGCATTCAGGGACAACGTCCTTAATATCATTTCGCGTAGTATTATTAAAAAAATGTTTTCCTAAATTGTTGCTATTAGGATTGTAGTGGTCAAAAACCTCACGTTTGAATAATCCGGGATGTGGCTGTTTAACTGGCTTAGGTGGAATATAATTCTTATAAAGGTCACTGGACGATGATGGAACATATTCCGATTGTTCACAATCTTGTAGTGCAAAAAACTGATTACGAAGAGTTGATTCTATATTTACATTATTGGAAAACCCAGACCAAGGTGCCATATTATTGCCAGGATTAAAAGTAGTGTGAGGGCTATATACAGGATAATTATTTAAAGCAACAGTTGATGGTTTACTTTGGTCTAAAATAGGCATATATCCATATTTTGTAGAAACAGGAACCTGGTAATAAAAAGGCTGAAGCGGCGCGGATGGTATATTTCGCGATGATATTCTTTTGTTTAATGCGTCAGTTCTTTCATTTTGGCATATAAACAATTTATCTACAACCCCGTGCATTTTATTATTAGTATAAGCAGATGAAGCATATGACATTATATGGTTATTATATAGCTATTATATTATATTATAATATAATTTAATACTATTTATACTTTTTATTCTTTACGTTATTTTATTCTTTACGTTATTTTATTTTAAAAACGAGTTAAAGACAATAAATAATATAATATAACCACGCTCACGCCTCTCGCTTATAAATTCCTACATTTTAGCATAACACTCGCGAAATAATAATAAATGTGCGGCATTTATTACGTTCAGCGTTTTTTTAAGAATACCGATTCTACTTCAAGACAACATAATAAACAGCAATTATCCGACTTAGCATTATTTCAAAATGATTTCAGTACTATGGTACACCGCGGTCCAGACAATAGCTCTTTTCTAAATGATTCTCCACCAGGAAAAAATTATGCGTCTTTATGGGGATTCCATCGTCTTGCGATTAACGGACAAACACCTGAAAGCAACCAACCTTTTTTCATCAAAAACTGCCGTCTTATTTGTAACGGTGAAATCTACAATTTTCGTGCCCTTATAGCTGAGTATGGACTTGAAAATGAGTACAAAAGTCAATCCGATTGCGAGATTATTATTCATCTCTATAAAAAAATAGGTATCGCCGAAACACTCCGCCGACTAGATGGTGTATTCGCCCTCGTTTTACACGACTATGAAACGGCGACGACGTACGTTGCGCGCGACCCGGTAGGCGTACGCTCATTATTTATTTCTGGATATGATTATACGTATAGTAATAGTATGGTTATTTCAAGTGAACTAAAAGCGATCAACGAGTGTTATCGTCCTTATGCTAAGCAATTCCCTCCTGGCTGTTATGCCATATATAATAAATCCGATTTTGACGATGCAAATACTCCCTTTTTAAATTTTTATAGTTACTATGAAAATGTATCGATAACACAAAATAATGCAACAGGGGATGTTAGAAGAGTATACGATTATCCTACTGTCGAAGACACAGAAGAAAATATTTGTAAAAACATCGCCACATTATTCGAGGAAGCCGTAGTAAAACGCCTTATGAGCGATCGCAAAGTAGGTGCGCTTCTTTCGGGAGGGCTGGATAGTTCATCAGTCGTCGCGATTATGTGCCGCCATATGCCTGCCAAAGATTTGAACACGTATAGTATCGGCCTTAAAGGATCAACGGACCTTGTATGGGCGCGCAAAGTGGCGGATTATTTGGGTACAAATCATCACGAGATTTGTCTTACCGAAGAGGAGTTTTTGGGCGCAATTGAAGCCACAATCAAACAAATCGAGAGCTATGATACGACGTCCGTTCGCGCATCTGTGCCTAATTATTTGGTAAGCAAATATATTTACGATAATACCGACGACTGTGTTATTTACTGCGGTGATATGTCGGATGAGATTTTCGGATCATATCGCGGATTTATGAAGGCGCAAAATGATTCTGATTTCAAGCGCGAAAACGAGCGTATGGTTCGGGATGTATGTTATTTTGATTTGTTGCGTTCGGATAAGAGCATTAGTGGTGCCGGATTAGAAGCGCGAGTGCCATTTGCAGATAAGAAGTTTCTACAATATGTGATGAGTATTCCACCGCGATATAAGATGTTTGATGATGAGCGAATCGAGAAATATATTTTTCGGAAAGCATTTAGTGGACTTTTGCCCGATGATATTCTATGGCGTAGGAAAGAGGCGTTTAGCGACGGCGTGAGTGGACACGAAAGAAGTTGGTTCCAGATTATTCGCGATTATATCGATACAAAGGTGACGGATGAAGAATATGAAAAGTATAAAGAATTTAATGAATTTGCGGATATATATAATACGCCGTACGATAAGGAGAGTTTCTATTATAGAACTATTTTCGAGAAGTTATATACCGGATGTGAGAGAACGATTCCTTATTTTTGGCGACACCCGTTTTGCAAAGAGATGGACCCATCCGCGCGTCTGTTACAGTGCTATAAGGCGGAAGAGTAATGCCTCACAAATATTGTTTCGCAATAACAATTATTCCCATCAAAGCAATAATATAGTTAACGAGTTTATGATGCTTTATAGAAGGAGAGAATAATTTAGCAGTACACGAAATCGCAGAGCATAAATATCCGATAGTAATCATCACAATAATAGGTAATGGTATAGTTACCTGATTATTTATTAGTAATACGAAAAGATATATAATACCAATTGTTCGGATTACTATCGCAAATTCCTTTAATTTCATCATATAATATATTATAATATTTATTATATGATTTATATATGATTTATTGTATGATTTATATATGATTTCTGTATAAATAAATTATACGCATATGAAGATTATTGAACATACTTGTCCAACATAACAAACATACCCGCAATAAATACTGAGTAGTTATATATCTTATGATTTACAATATTAGTATCGTTCCTAGATTTACTAAATAATGCCAATCCAAGGGAACCGACAGTAAGTAGCAAAATGACGGAAATAGGAAGATATATCATATGGTTATACTGAAAGTAAAAAATATGTAAAATACTTAGGGTTCGTACTACCATAAAAAACTCTTTATAATCGAACATTTTATATGATATATATCGTTATATATTATATAGGTAAAAATATTTTAGTATTTAGTTAATATATATATTTAATATATATATAATATATATTTACTAAAATGAGCCATCAAGCAGCTATATCAGAGGAAGAAAAGAATACATTATTACGCAATGCCGGTTTCCCTGCTCCTTATAAAAGAATTGAGGATATGAATATTGAGATAAGAGCAATAACAAGTGAGCAAGGGTTTCAAAATAAAGCTATGTATATGCGAGATACAGAACAATACAAATGGGCACACGAAACCCCCACCGGAATAGTATGGCTATGGTCAAAGCAAGAAGATGCGGATACACGAAAGCAGTGGTTAGCCCAAACAAAAGCACATTGGCGAAATTTTAATTATTCGCCTCCTAGAGATAGTCAGCCACACGGATGGTCTCCGTCACGCAATCCTTCTCCGCGGCGTAATGGAGCCTCAGCTGCTGCCGCCGCCGCTGCCCCGAAAGAACGTTCTATTTCTCCTGGTAAAAGAGGTATTGGCTCTGGTAAAAGAAGAGGCGGTGGCTCCCGTAAAAGAAGAACTGTTAGCAGAAAGCGTAAAGCACATCATAAATCTAAACGCGTTCATCGTACGCGTAGGCATCACCATCGCCATCGCCGATAATACTATAGATTCATAAATTCATCTAAAAATATATTAAATATTTAGCCTAATATTAAGCAAAATATTTAGAAATAGTAATAATATCGCCATCGATATATTTAGGCATCTTATATTTTATATAATAATAATATAGTTATAATATATAAATCAATAATAAAATGGCTGAAGTTGGAGGTTCATGTTCAGGAAGTTCGTCAGACGGGGGAGGTGTAGTTGCTACGTTGAAACAAATGATGGGCCAGACAGGTGGGTCAAGGCGTAGAAGGCACGGATCTAAACGTCGTCGTTCTAGTGGTTCGCGTAAAACCCGTAGACACGGTCGTAGACGCGCTTGTCGCTGCCCCGGCGGTTGCAAACGTTCAACCTGCCCTTGTCACAAGGGCAAAAAGCGTTGCTGCACTAAACGGTGCCGCAGCCGTGGATGCCACTGCTAAACACTGCATCTGCGTACACATTTATACTGTTGAAGATTGTATGCTATTGTACACTATTTATTTTATAATTACCACTACGATTTGGTTATTATAAAAAATTGATAAACATAATAAACACTAATTGAGATATACAATAAACCAACAAGTAAGGAACAGTTCCAATGTCAAAACCAACCACGGAACTTATTCCTCCCCCTATCACAAATTATGATACTTCATTTCGTCTATTAGATTTTAATATATTCGACGAAAAACGCGAGAATAACGATGATTCCGAAGACGAAGGTGGTGACGACGACGATAATGCCAATACCGCTGCCTCTACTGCGAAAAAATACAAAAAGGATGAAAAGTTCACAACGATTCAAATGTTCGGCATAAACGAGAACGGCGAAACCTGTGCTATATTTGTCCGCGATTATCAGCCATTCTTCTATGTCAAGGTAGGGGATGAATGGTCGATTCCCCAAAAATCAGCATTTATTTCTCACCTGAAAGATAAAGTCGGTAAATTTTATCAGGATTCTATTCTAGATGTAGAATCAAAGCTTATAAAGCGTAAAAAATTATACGGATTTGACGGCGGAAAGGAGCACAAGTTCATTCTTATTAAATTCAAAAACGTGGCGACAATGAATAAGGTAAAAAATATGTGGTTTAAATATGGGAAAGACGGAAAGCAGGTATTGCGTCACGACGGTTATATGTATTTCAATACAAAAACGGAAATATACGAATCAAATATTCCGCCGATTTTGCGTTTCTTCCACGTTCACGATATCAGTCCTTCTGGATGGATCGGGTTTCAGTCGAAACGCGCAAAACAAATTCACGGTGGCGTTGGCATACAAACGACCACTTGTAAATATGAATATGAATTGGCGTCGCGAGATATTGTACCTCTCAATAGTAAGGAGACTGTCGTGCCATACAAAATATGTAGTTTTGATATTGAGGCGAGTAGTAGTCACGGCGATTTCCCTATCCCGATTAAAACATATAAAAAGCTCGCTACGAATATTGTGGATATTTGCGATGCAGTCTGTCGCAATACGGGGGCTACAACAAGTGCAGAAGCGATGGAACATATTACGCCAGCACTTATGAGGCAACTCGTGTTTACCGCATTTGGGTACGGTGGCGCAAATCATCACCCTGATGTCGACAAGATATATACGAAGATTAAAGTTTCAGAGCAGCGTCTTGCCGCATTATTTGATGTATGGATATCGTATCATATTCCAGATATTAAAGTCAATGATGTTTTAAAGGATATTAACACGATTGAGAAAATGTTTGAAAAAATATCGGAGAGCAATAATGCGAATGCTGGTGACGATGATGGCGACGACGATGGTGATGAAGGAGGCGATGCAGGCGACGCAGCCCAAGAAGAATATGTAGATATTGAAGAGATTGATGCTGACGCGGATGGTGGCGACACCCGCGGCAACAATGAAGAAGATAAAAAGGCAACAGATTTACTTATGGCATATGCTGGAACTAACTCGAAAGCCTCTGCCTCCGCGACAAAGAAATCCAAAAAGGCAAAAGATTCTCAAGCCGCAATCGTGCCACCAAAAGAGACAGTAATACATCTTATCACGTCCTCCGCCGATAAAACAGACCGTGAAACAAAAATAAACTTGTTAAATGCATCGCTCCAAGAAATATTCCCGCAAGTAGAAGGTGACAAGGTCACATTTATTGGCTCGACATTTATGACATATGGCGAGAAACGCCCCTATCTCAACCACTGTATCGTTATCGACACGTGCGACACATTAAAGGACGAGGTGGCAAATTCGGAGATAGAGACGTATAAAACCGAGCGCGACGTATTGCTTGCGTGGACGCGCCTAATTCAGCACGAGAATCCCGATATTATAATCGGCTACAATATTTGCGGATTTGATTATGAGTTTATGTTTCGCCGTTCGCTAGAAAATTCGTGCGAGAATGATTTCCTGAGACTATCGCGCAATAAGGGCGAGTTTTGTGGGACGCGTGACTATACTACAGGGAAGGTATGTATTAAAGAAAGCAGTATTGTAATCGCGAGTGGGCAACACGACCTGCACTATATCGATATGACAGGGCGTCTTCAAATAGATTTGTATAATTATTTCCGCCGCGATTTCAATCTGACTTCGTATAAATTGGATTATTGTGCAGGTTATTTTATAGGCGATGGTGTGAAAAAACTTGAGCATCTTCCGACCGGGAATACGAAAATCAGCAGCTCAAATTTGATGGGTCTTGAGAACGGGAATTATATTAATTTTGAGGAGTCGAGTCATTCGACAGATACATATAAGGATGGTGCGAAATTCAAGGTTCTAAATTTGAACCTCGTCGATAAAACATTTGAGATTGAGGGGCACGAGGAACCGGATATGAAAAAATCGGTGCGCTGGGGTCTAGCCAAGGATGATGTGACACCACAAGATATTTTCAGAATGACGAATGAAGGGCCGGCGGAGCGCGCAATTATTGCGAAATACTGTATTCAGGATTGTAACTTGGTTCATCATCTTATGAATAAAATCGATGTGATGACTGGATATATTGAGATGGCGAAAATCTGTAGTGTGCCGATTAGTTTCCTCGTTTTGCGCGGACAGAGTATTAAGTTGACAAGTTTTATTGCAAAGAAATGTCGCGAGAAGCGTACGCTTATGCCTGTTATTGAGCGTTCATTTGGGAATGAGAGTTATGAAGGTGCTATTTGTCTCCCGCCGAAATGTAATTTGTATCTCGACAACCCCGTCGCTTGTCTCGATTATTCGTCACTATATCCCTCCTCAATGATTAGCGAGAATTTGTCACAAGACAGCAAAGTATGGACAAGGGAATTCGATTTGGTAGGGCAATTGGTTCGCGAAACAGGTGTGAAAGATCTGTCGGGGAATTACATCTACGATAATCTGCCTGGATATGAATATGTGGATGTAACCTATGATACATATAAGTGGGTGCCGAATCAACGTGGGCGTGCAATCAAGACACGAAATGGTACAAAGATTTGCCGATTTGCTCAACCAAAAGATGGAATCAAATCAATTATGCCGACAGTGCTGGAGGAACTGCTTGCTGCACGTAAAGCAACACGTAAAATGGCGGAAGCAACCGAGGACCCCTTTATGGCGAATATTTTAGATAAACGACAGCTTGGTTATAAAGTAACGGCGAATTCGCTTTATGGACAGTGTGGTGCAAAAACGAGCACATTCTATGATGTGGATATTGCGGCATCTACGACGGCAACAGGTAGGAAGTTGCTCACATATGGAAAACGGATTGTAGAGGAGGTATACGGGGATGCGAAAGTGGAGTCGAAGAAATTCGGATTTGTAAATACAAAAGCTGAGTACATATATGGTGACAGTGTTGCGAATTATACACCGATATATATTAGAGCTAATGGGGGCCAAATGAATATAATAAAGATAGATGAGTTAGCGAAATTATATGGTGACGATAATGGTTGGGTTTATAGCAAAGAGGAAGGAAAGGAAGGAAAAGAATATTGTGAGATGAATCCCACGATAAATGTTGAAACATGGTCAGATAAAGGATGGACAAAACTTAATCGTATTATTCGTCATAGATTGGCACCACATAAAAAAATGATTAGAGTATTAACACATACAGGGCTCGTTGACGTGACCGATGACCATTCGCTTGTAGACATAAATGGTAATGAAATATCTCCAAAAGATGTTGAATGTGGAACTTCATTATTACATAATAATTTACCAATTAATACCTGTTATTGTAAGTCTGATATTACTGTTGAAGAAGCACAAGTTATGGGTTTCTTCTTCGGTGACGGGAGCTGTGGTATGTATAATTGCGCCTCTGGAAAAAAAAAATCATGGGCATTAAATAACGCATCATTAGATATAATTAATAAATACGTTACATTATGTTCAATTTCATATCCAAATTTTAAATGGAAATATTTGAATACAATAGATAGTTCAGGGGTATATAAGATTGTTCCTTCAACAGACACATACGGTGATATTGCTAGATTTGTTGAAAAATATAGAAAACTAATGTATAATAACAAAGCGAAAGTAATACCACAAGAAATATTATTTAATACCGAAGAAATTAGAATAGCATTTTGGAATGGAATGTATGATGCCGATGGCGATAAAGACGCTAATGGATATATTAGAATAGACCAAAAAAATCAAATTAGTGCGGCTAATATTTGTTGGCTCGCTCAAAGTTTAGGATGGAAGACATCTTTAAATACCAGAACAGACAAAGAAAATATATATAGAGTTACAATGACAAAATTACTTCAAAGAAAACCAGCAACAGAAGTTAAAAAAATACACGAGATTTCCTATCCTTCGGAAGAATTTGTATATGACCTTACGACTGAAAATCACCACTTTGCTGCTGGTATTGGCAATATGATAGTTCATAACACGGATTCTGTATTCTTCACATTTAATCTAGCTACATCAGACGGAACCCCGATTCGCGGAAAGGATGCACTAGAAATTACGATCGAGTTTGCGAAGGAGGTGGGTAATCTTGCTACGAAATTCCTGAAGTCGCCACACGCGTGGGTATATGAGAAGACGCTTATGCCGTTTTGCCTCCTATCGAAGAAGCGATATATCGGAATGTTATATGAAGACAAGCCTGAAAAGCCGAAGCGTAAAAGTATGGGTATCGTATTGAAGCGGCGAGACAATGCACCGATTGTGAAGGATATTTATGGAGGTGTAATCGATATTCTGATGAAGGAGCAAAATGTCGAGACGGCAATCAAATTTCTAAAATCGTCATTACAAAATCTGGTAGAGGAGAAGGTACCGATGGATAAACTTATCATCACAAAGTCGCTGCGAAGTGGATATAAAAACCCGGCACAAATTGCGCATAAAGTATTGGCGGACCGTATGGGCAAGCGCGACCCAGGAAATAAACCAAGTATAGGAGATAGAATTCCGTTCGTATATATCCAAAATCCGGATAAGAAGGCGCTACAAGGTGAACGAATCGAACACCCAGACTATATAGTGGCGAATAAAATAAAACCGAATTATGCTTTCTATATTACGAATCAGATTATGAAACCGATACAGCAGGTGTTTGCGCTTGTGTTGGAGAATATTCCGAGTTATAAGAGACAGGTGCCGGCATTGAAACGGTCAATTGAAGCGTGGACGGATAAACTGATAGATGGGGAGGATGAGGAGAAAGTTAAGAAGAAGATAACGGAATTGCGTAATAAGGAGGTGAAGAAAATATTATTTGACGAATATTTGATAGAGATAGATAATTCAACGAAAGGGAATCAGAATATAATGAGTTTCTTCAAGAAGAAGGCGTAATAATATTCTATATTTGTTTATGAAAAAATATATTTTTATAGTAATATTTTTATATTTAAAATTTAACATATCGCAATGCGCTTATATATAATTTTTTTTCACCACTATTACTTGTTCCAACCTGAACGCCAGCTTTACGGTCCAAGCTAGCCAATGTGTCGTCTAATCTAAAAGCATAATCTTGTGGCCATTCTTTATCCTCCGGTTTTATCCATTGTCCATCATCGAAGGTATGTTCTAAAAAGACTTCAGGAAGGTAAAAAGCACTAGCGAGAAGACCGTGCCATCCTCGTATGAATTTATCAGGTGCCGTATTTGCATCTCTATATAAATACGTGATTGTACAATATTTTATAGGGGCGTTCGACGTTGTAGTTGGGCCTCCGGTAAGCCTGCTCATAGAACGTCCTTTGCTGACAACATCGGCGATAAGTTTATCTTCTTCTTTCTTCGTCCATTTTTTGCCGCCGCCGCCGCCACCATCATCGTCAAACCATTTCCCCAAACATTCGCGTGCAGTCATATTCCCGTCATAACACGTGACGAACATTCCATCAGGAAGTTTACTGTTGCCGCTTCTGCCACCCACAATATGTTCCTGGCGTAATAGAAAAGATAAATATCCGACACCTTTCGCACCAGGACTGCGCGTACGCCCTACCCATTGAAGCACCGGTCGCGCTGTAGACGGTAAAAAGGAATACAATCGCGTAAATGTATCGCGATGATCTATAATATCGGTGCATTTCGGGGGAGGACTGGCATTGTGTATTATGGCATTCGCAGCACAATTCTCTGCTTCATACGCCGTTTGTAAATCCAAAAAATGTGAGAAATCCGCAGATACAATTACAAGCGAATCGCGGTATTCATTGCGCGTCATTCTTGGGAGCGTCGTTGTTACAATATTATATGGGATGAATTCAATATTGCGCGTACTTATTTTCCATACTTTTTCGAATACAGTTAAGCAGGATTTATATGGGACCTCATACTCGTGTGCTGTCTTGTGTGATTCGCTCGGTTTTGCTGGATAAAAAAGTATATATACTTTTGAAAATCGTTTTGTCGGTTTAAATCGCATTGTGTGGGCAATAATTTGTCCTGTATATTCGGTACCTGCGTGTGGGAGGACATAACCGTTTAAATCTGATAACTCTATTATACCGGAAGAAAAAGTAGTGAAATGTTTTAATATATCGTTTTCATTAAACCACATAGTTGGTATTATTGATATTGTTGGTATTGTCGGTAATATATAATATGGATATAAAAATATGTATACCGTATCATTTCGTATATTTGTATTTAATATACTCGAATATTCTTAGAACTATCTCCTAAGTATACGCTGAATGGCATATGTCCCGAATACGACCCACATTGTTACGATTACATTGGAACCTTCGGTTATCAACCAGCGTAAAGCTATACAATGTGGAGCCGAAGACATAAACGGCGACAATAGTAACCCAGACATAGTAAATGGTACACAGTATGACGGATATAAATGCGCTGCACAATAATGTAACAGAATCCACATAAGATAGTATCCAAGTATTGAATATAATGTTGCAAATATGAATGCAGTAATATGATATATTTCTGTTAGTAAACGTCCATACCACGAATCCCATTTCAATTCGACACCCCAGCTAAAACCGAAATCATCGTCATTGCGAGGATACATAAAGAACGAGTTTTTGGGCATTGTATCGTTATTTAAGATAGATAGAGATTGAGACCTTTGTGTAGATTTTTGCTTTAATTGAAATATATTGATTAATATAATTCAATTTTTTGATATATTTATTGTTAGTCTAAGTCCATATTGTCGTTGTCACTATCGTTATCGGCATTAGCATCATTATTGTTCTCGTTATTGTTACTATGCGGTACACTACTCGATCCACCCCTGCCTAGAGTATTTGAAAATAATTGTGATAACTGAGGAATAATATACGAGTTACTTAAATCGTTTAAATTGTTGGCCGGTGATGCATATGTATTAGAATTCGCTGGCATATCAAATGAGAACATAATTGAATTATCATTTACGTTATCGATGGTTAGATTGGATAATTGATTTAAAAGTTGAGTGGCGTTATTGGCAATACTTGTTGGCGTTGCTGTAGAATCTGCGACAGAAGCAGCTGTCCTATTATTAAAGCTGTTTAATATATTAGTTCTAATACTATTGAGCATATTTGTGATATCGGGACTGGGTGAGGGTAAAGTATTTGTATTATTGGTAGCTGTTTGGGGAACATTTTCGGAACCAGTGCCAGTACCTGTCTCGGGTATTGTCTCTACAACCGAGATACGACATAAAGGACACGTAGAATGTGTTTCAAGCCACGCCATCATACGAAATGGGACAAAACAATGCCTGCACCTTTTCAATCTTAAAACAACAGAATTGCTAGTAAATGGAGAAATCGAAATCGGACATTCGGTATTTAATATTTCATTAGTGGGTATAGAATCATAATTTATAATTTCTGTATTTTCTTCTACTTGTTGAATACTAAGACCACTATTTTGAGCTGACCCTCTTAATCCGGTATTATTCGGATCTATAATTACTGTTCTAGGGATTACTGAATATAAAATACTTCCCATATCAAATAATCCTCGGAGATTCTGTTGTCCTGGGGCGGCATTATTTGTATTATTGGATGTATTATGCATTTCTCCTGTTTCTCTTGTTTCTCCTGTTTCTCCGTTTTCTCCCATTTCTTCTCCTTCATCATCATCATCATTATCTATGCGATCCCAATGACCCTCATTTATAGCACCTTGATTATCGGGAGCACCGCCAGTATCGGGAGAAATTGAATTATTCACACCACTCTCTGTTCTAGTCGCAGCCAAAGCCACAGCCAAAGCCGCGCGACGATTTTGATTCCTCCTTATATACGTTTGTACCCTCCTTTCCCTCTGCGTTTCCAATAAATCTGAAAACCCCGTTTCCATACGTGAATACATATCGTGTGTATTAGATACAAATGTGCCAAAATTAGCCATCATAGATAAATACCCATATTCAAAATCCATATTAAAAGGACTATCAAAAGACGAATTACGTGCACTATATCCTCTCATGGGATTATCGTGTGTAATATGATCTGTACTATTTGTGCTTCTTGGATTGTTGTTCATTTTACTACCCTGTAATATGTCGATATAACAAATACTACAAATATACTACAAATATAATTATATATATTAAATATGTTTAAATATTAAATACTATTAATTAATAACCATAATAAGGAAATATAAACCCAATTCGTCATAAATAAAATACAAATGACCGAACCACGTAAAAAAACAGAAGATATAACTAGATTTGAAAAATACAGTGAAAAAGGCATAACAGGTCTAGCCAATCTCGGAAATACTTGTTTTGCAAACGCCTGTTTACAGTGTATTTCACATACATACGAATTAAACGATTTTTTATCAAAAGGGGACGCCGATTATAAAAAGCATTTAAGTAATAAACCCGAATCGGTATTATTGGTCGAATGGGATGATCTACGAAAACTAATGTGGAGTCAGAATTGTGTTATTTCGCCAGGTCGTTTTATTAACACGGTTCAGCGTATTGCAAAAATTACCAATCGTGACTTATTTACTGGGTGGTCACAAAACGATCTTCCCGAATTCTTGCTATTCTTATTCGACTCGTTTCATAATGCGTTAACACGCGAAGTAATTATGGATATTAAAGGAAATATCAAAACAAAAAAAGACGAAATGGGGAAAGCTTGTTATGAAATGATGAAAAAGCAATATACAAAAGACTACTCCGAGTTTTTAAATATATTCTTCGGAATCCACGTATCGGTTTTAACACCCATTCCTACCGAAACACCTGGACAACAAGGACAACCACCTCTGGCAAATTTAGAGGATTCGACATATCTGAGCATACGCCCGGAACCATATATGTTAATACATCTCCCAATCCCGTCAAAAGAGGAATTACGCATCGAAAAGACCGATAAAAATGTTACATTATTTGACTGTTTTGATAAACATTGCGAGCGAGAATCTTTAGAAGGAGACAATGCGTGGTTCAATGAAGCCGTTAATAAAAAGCAAAATGTACATAAACGACTATTGTTTTGGAGTCTTCCAAATATTATGATTATAGATATTAAGCGATTTATTACATCTTATGCAACCGGGCGAATGAAAAAGAATCAGCAATTTATAGATATTCCAATAAATAATGTCGATTTCTCGAAATATGTTGAGGGATATGCAAAGGAAACATTTGTTTATGATTTATATGCGATTTGTAATCATCACGGTCAAATAGAGGGAGGACATTATAGCGCAACTATAAAAAATGCAAATGGTAAATGGTATAACTTTAATGATACACAAGTAAAGGAGATTTTAATAAATGATAATATAATTAGTGGGAATACGCCATATTGTCTTTTTTATAGGAAAAAAAAATTTAATTGAATTATATATATATATATAATAAATATAGAATAAATGAGTATAAGTTATAATTCATTGTCGGGATTACAAGGAGACCCGCTATCATATATAAGCGAATTGGCTACTTCTGGTAAAAGGGGACTAGATTCTTCATCTGTTTCTACACGTATTATTATTTTGCTTGCCTTTATTGTTATAATGATTTTATATTATGTGTTATTTTCATCTTTAGGGAATAGTGGCGGTGGTGGTGGTGGCGAATCCGGTTCAAGTTTAGAATCCGGCGGTAAACGAACACTTGAAATTATATTATGGAGTATTTTTGTTATTCTATTAATTATGAATGGTTTCCAGTACTTTTTTAATGTTAATGTCACCGCGTCGATTAAAGACATTTTTACAGACCAACCGAAAGTTGATGTTACTGTTCAAGAACCACCCGAAGAAAACGTCGTGCCGGAATTAAAAATAGAAAAGGAAGTTTACAATATCCCAGATAATAGATTTACATATACTGACGCTAAAGCAATTTGTCAGGCATATGGTGGAGATTTAGCCACATATAACCAAATTGAAAGCACATATAATAAAGGCGGAGAATGGTGTAACTATGGATGGTCTGACGATCAAATGGCTCTGTTCCCTACGCAGCAAAAAACGTGGGACAAATTACAAACCATAGATGGTCACAAAAATGATTGCGGACGCCCGGGTGTAAATGGTGGTCGTATTGATAATCCTGCTGCAAAATTCGGAGTGAATTGTTATGGGTATAAACCGATTATAACTGGTGCCGAACAGAATGCAATGCAGAATACACCGATTTACCCGACAAGTATGAAAGATCAAGAGTTACAAAAGAAATTGGATTATTGGAAGAAACGTGTCCCTGAAATTTTGTTGTCACCATTTAATCATAACAGTTGGAGTATTTTGGGATAAATATAATATTAATATTGCACAGATTTTTATAATATTATAAAATATAGTATTATAAATAATTATTATATTAAATATATGGATAAGTATTATTACGATGTGATTATTATAGGATCTGGTATGGCTGGCCTGTATTCTGCTGTAAAAATAAAAAAAATGTGCCCTGATATGTCTTTTCTTGTGATAGAAAAGAATAGTTTATATGGTGGACGGTCTTATGATTATAAATTTGAAGGTACGGATATTGTAACTGGAGCAGGAATAGGTAGAAAAAATAAAGACAAGTTGCTTTTAAAATTAATGAAAGATTTTAACATACCGATTCATACTTTTGAAACAGGTCACAAATATTCAGATACATTTAATGATAGTTGCGATGTAAAATCGGTATTTTTACATTTACACCCTTGAAGATTTAAAAAGGGCACAACACCCTAATGACAGTATTCTAGTAGTTGGCGAAGTGGTAAGTATTCATCAAGGGTGGGTTGAAGGGGCTTTAGAAAGTGTAAATTCTACTCTTACAAAAAAATGGTTAGATATGTAGTTAGCATAATAGTGGAAAATTTACTCAGCAAATCTAACCTTCTTTGTTTTCTTATTTTGTTGCTTGATTTTCGTATTATCTCCCGATGCACCCGTATCACCCGTTTTTTCAATCTTGGATTTTTTAGGAGGAGCTCCAGAGCTCGAACGAACCTTGCGCGTCTTCTTATCATATTTTCTGCGCGATTCTGATGAAACAAGTTCTAACAGCTTATCATACAAAGATTCGTCAACAACGTCATCGTCATCACTATCGCTATCGTGATCTGAATCGCGTGCTTTACTCTTTTTGTCTGCCCGACCCTCTTTCGAAACCTTATGATTGAAAACCTTATGTTTTGTGGTTGGGTGACAATAATATAACCCTGACGGAACTATTAAATCCTCCATAAGTTTTGCCGTTTTAATATCATATTCACTTGTTTTTCTTTCTTTATGTGGATGCACGCCGCCACCACCATATTGAACATTTAGTGTAGAGTTTAGAAGGGCGTTGCTTATTTTGTATCCACAACTCATAATTCCGTCAGATTTTCTATTAAACACAAGATCACACGCTCTCAATGGTAGAATGCTTCCTTTTCCGCCAACTTGTTCCATTATATGTTTGTGTATACTATTTCTATTTACCTATATTATGTATATAAATAATGTTAAATATATTTTATATTATTTAACGTTATTATATTATAAGGCCGAACAATAAGGCCGAACAATAATACCAAATTAATTATAATACCTCTTAATTTCGGGGACAACCTTTTGCTCACGTTTATTTTTAATATATTCGAGAATCTGCTTTACTTGTCCTTGGTTGGCAATTATCTCTCCTAAACATTTCTCCAAAAATCCCAACGTAATTGGCGACGTCTGTTTCGTTTCACAGAATTTAAGTTTACCGTCGGAAATACTAACCACATTATTATTCATATCATTTTCCTGTACATAATCCATTATCTTGTCTTCTAAATCATTTTTACGTGTACGAAGATCTTTTGCCTTGTCATTTATCTTCTTCAACTCATTATCTAACTCTACCCACGTTTGGATAGATTTTTCTATATTACCGGGATATTGTGCTGCCATTTGTATGGTATAGTATAATAAATAATATCTAAATCTTTTTTAGACATTATTTATTTCGTAATTAACAATTTGAAATTCACAATACGGCTCTAATATCAATGAATTACCGTCTGTGCTTCCTAGTATGAGAACCAGAACTGCGGTGTTTTCTGCTATGTCTTTTACCATACGTTTGCTGAGCGGCCAATAAACCGAGAGGTACAAGCGCCTCTTTCAGCAAAGCGCCAAATGAGGCAAACATACCACCCATTTGGCCTCTTAAAGCTGCGGGTGCAGAAGGTGCTTTCGAAACAAGGTGTGGTGGAGGCATTGGCGCTCCCATTGGCGGCTTCATTCCAGCAGCCATTGGCGCTCCCATTGCAGCCCCGCCGCCAAGACGGCGATGTGTCCCCCCTCTGTGACGTCTACGCCTAGAACCACCTTTCATCGCATAACTATTCATTGCTACGGACGCAGGCATACCAACCATACCTGCGGTAACTTGACTTATTAATGACTTAAATGGAGGAGCAGCGGCAAGTCCACCGCTAACCGAACTTCTCCATATTGAACCACCTGTTTCAGAACCGGGATATGCACCGGCTTGTAAAGGAGCAGATGAAGCACCGCCGCGGCGTCCGCGTCCACGACTTCTATGTCTTTTATTTTGACTTCTTCTTGCCATATTTTCAGTGTTATATTATCTAATTAGAAAAAATAAAAATATCACAATGAATATACCAAAATATATACCCAAATATATATTCAATTAAATACTTTTACTTTTTATTAACATAAAAAATATGCCTAAAACCAAGAAGAAACTAATCACGACGAG